CGGCGGCGCGTCGAGCCGCCCGCCCGAGGCTTACGAGGAGTTCACCAAGCTGCGCGAGATGCTCAAGCAGACCTGGAAGGACCTCGGCGCGCAAACGATGTGGCAGGATGCCGCCGAGGGCGACGACACGCTGGCCTGGCTGGCCCACAACACCGAGGACGACCTGGTCATCGCCACGTTCGACAACGACCTGACGGTGCTGAACATGGTCAACCAGTACGGCGCCAAGGTCGAGACCTGGATCAACGAGATGATCGGGTTCAACAAGTATGGCCCCTTCGACTACGACCTGGTCACGACCTACAAGGCGCTGGTGGGCGACAGCTCGGACAAGATCAAGGGTTGCCCCGGCTTCGGCCCGGCCAAATGGGAGGCGCTGCGCGCGCAGTACGGCGACGACGGCGTGCGCGAGATCCACAACATGCTGCTTGGCTCGAACCTGAAGCAGCTGGGCGACTTCATCGCCGGGCCGCAGGACAAGCTGCTGCAGCTGGTCTACGATAACGCGCCGCAGGTGCAGACCTGCTTCGACCTGGCGCGCATCCGCCCCGAGTGGGTCAACACGATGCGCATGCCGCTCCACTGGGAGCCGGGCATGGTGCGCCAGCGGAGCGACGCCGACCGCGACCCACGCCTGAAGCAATGGCTCGGCCAGACTTGGCTGGTCACGGCCGAGAACTTCGACGAAGCGACTGCGTGGGCGCTGCCGCGCCTCCTGGCCTCGGAAGACATCGCGCTCGACATCGAGACCTCGACCCCGGACGAGTCGGACGACTGGCTGGCGGCGATGACCAAGTCGGGCGACCTGGAGGACGCCGGCGTGGACGTGTTCGGCTCCTACCTGGTCGGCCTTGGCCTGACCTTCGGCCCGAACAACCAGTACACGTTCTACTTCTCGGTCAAGCACGCCGACACCGACAACGTCGACAGCGAGAAGCTGCGCCAGTTCATCGCCGCGATCCCGCAGGAGAAGGAACTGATCATCCAGAACGTGTCGTTCGAGCTGTCGGTGCTGTTCAACGAGTGGGGCGGCCGCCAGCTGGACAACGGCTACCACGGCTTCCTGCCGAACGTGCGCGACACCGCGATCGAGGCCTCGTACGTCAACGAGAACAGCCGGCGCGGCCTGAAGGAGCGCTCGCACGGCATCCTCGGCTACCGCCAGCAGACCTTCGACGAGGTGACCCGCGTCACCGCACACCCGTCCGAGCTGTTCCCGGGCGGGCGCGTCCTGTCGGAGACCTACGAGACGCGCCAGGTCGGCACCGGCCGCTTCGAGCCGCTCTCCGAGGAGGAGATCGCCGCGGGCGTGCAGCCGGCCGAGATCATGAAGACCGAGTACGTGCTGGAACCGACCGGCCGCACGCTGGTTTCGCGCGTGGACCCGGCAACTGGCGAACACCTCGAATTCGTCTACGCGACCGGCGAGGAGATCGACGAACGGGACGACCTGGACCCTAACACCACGGAGATGGAGACGCGCCGGATCGTCAAAACCCAGACGCGCCGCTACAAGATGCACGAGCTGCCGGCTTGGCACGTGCTTGGCTACGGTGCCGACGACCCGATCTGCACGATCGCGCTACACAACTACTACAAGCTGCACATGCAGCTGGAGCACCACTACGAGGTGTACCAGCCGGTCGAGCTCAATGCGGCCTACCAGCACGCGAAGAACTTCATCGACGGCTGCGACATCTCGCTCGAGAAGATGAACGAGCTGTCCGCCGAGGACGACGAAACCTACGACAAGGCCTGGGCCACGCTGCGCGACTACCTGATCGAGAAGGGCTGGGAAGGCACGCGCCCGCCCGAGTACACGGTCGACATCACGCCAGCGCAGGTCAAGGAGGCGTTCACGATTGTCACCGGGCGCACCCTGGGTACCCAGATGCGCACGCTGTCGAAGATCGTCACCTTCATCCGCGAGGTCGAGGACGAGCCGGTGTTCGCCGGCATGCTTGACACGCTGGTGCAGGCGCAGCCGCTGCTGGAGGCGCTGCGCAAATCTCTGACCGAAGAAGACCCGGAGCTGGTGAACACGGACGAACCCTTCGACCCCTGGGCGCTGACCGAGCAGCAGAAAGCGGACCAAGCAGCAATTCTGGTCGCTCAGAACGACTTCAACGCCTACGTGCGCCGCTTCTTCAAGGGCGAGCCCCAGTTCAACGACGGTTCGCCCAAGCAGATGCAGCGCCTGATGTACGAAGTCATGGGCCTGCCGATCGTGGTGCGCAACAAGCCGACCGAGGTGATGAGGAAGGCCGGCATCCGCGAAGGCACGCCGAAGACCGACAGCCTGGCGATCGCCTACGCGCTGCAGCAGATGGAAGCGCGCATCAAGGAGGCGCAGGAATTCATCGACGACGGCCTTGACGGCCTTGGTGCCTGGGCGCCCCAGCGCGACGAGGCGCAGCAGGTCAAGTCGGTGCTCGAAGCCTTGCAGCTGATGTCGATGGTCGGCACCCGCCGCACCCTGTTCTACAACAAGTATCCGTACTTCCCGCACTGGAAGGACGGCAAGGTGCGTTCGCAGCACAACCAAGCGTCGACCAACACCCGGCGCGCGTCGGAGAGCTCGCCCAACAAGCAGCAATGGCCGAAGCACCCAAAGATCGACGGCTACGCTTCACGCTTCCGCGAAGTGGTGGTGCCGCACCGGCCCGACGCGGTGATCGTCTCGATCGACTTCAAGGCGCAGGAGCTGCGCCTGATGGCCGAGCAGTCGCAGGACCCGGTGATGCTGTCGATGTACATCGGCGACAACAAGCGCGACCAGCACCACCTGACGGGTCTGGCGATCATCCAGAAGAAGCAGCCCGAGCGTGGCTGGCTGTACGAGCCGTTCGCCGACATCCTGGACGACCCGACCCACCCGGACTACAAGTTCGTCAAGAAGATCCGCAACCTGGGCAAGAAGCTGAATTTCACCGCCGAATTCGGCGCGATGGCCGAGAAGGTCGCGATCACGCTGATGGTGTCGGTCGAGGAGGCGCAGGAGTACCTGGACGCGCGCGAGGAGCTGTTCGCCGTGTCCACGCAGTGGAAGGAGAACGTCAAGGCCGAGGCCAAGCAGTCTGGCTACGTCACCACCATGCTGGGCGCGCGCCGCCACCTTGGGCCGGCCTTCATGAGCGACGACAAGTGGGAAGCGTCCAAGGCCGAGCGTCAGGCGGTGAACTTCAAGATCCAGGGTTCGGCCGCCGAGCAGACCAAGCTGGCCGAAGGCCGGATGTGGGAGCGTGGCCTGTTCTTCCGCTACGACGCCGTGTGTATCGGCCCGATTCACGACGAGATTGTGGCGTCGGTGCGGATCGCCGACCTGTTCGACTTCATCCCCGAGATGCACGCCTGCATGGTGGCCAACTACGCCGGCATGGCGGTGCCGATCGAGGGCGACATCAGCTTCGGCCTGGACTTCTTCAACCAGATCGAGATCGGGCCGGTGCCGTCGCGCGAGGCGATCCAGAAGGGCCTGGACGAAATGTGGAAAAACAAAGCCAAGCGTGAAGCGCAGAAGGAGGCAGCATGAACCACCCCACCAACTGCCCGGCCTGCGCCGCCTGCCGGGCGCTTGGCTTCGACGACCCGGTGCGCCAGGAAGTCGTGCACGCCCTGGCGGCGCACATGGTCGAATTCGACCGCGTCAACCGCTTGGCCAAGGCCGCCGGCCTTGAACTGGACGACGTGCTCGACACCATCGGCGAATGCGTCGTCCTCGGCGCGCGGCCGGGCAACTTGAACTGAAAGGCTCAAATGAACAAACACCTGATCCAGACCGGCCGCACCACGCGGCTGGTCGAGAAGGCCGCACGGCTGCAGGCGGACGGGCACGACGTGGTCGTGCTCATGCCCACCATACAAATGGCGCAGATCCTGCAGCGCACGTGGAATCTCTCCGTGCCGGTCCGAGCTATTCCGGACACCTTCGACTGGGAGACGTTGAAGGACCGGCACCACCCGCGTAGGGTCTGCCTGCTCGACCACACCGTTGTTGAGATGCGCCTGCAGGAGATCGACAACGAAATCATGCGCCTGCAGCAGCAGGCGCGCCAGCTTTACCCACTCACCACCAACTAAGAAAGAGACCAATGACCCAACTCCAACCCACCTCGGCCATCAAGGACGAGTTCAACCCCGACACCGCCCGCTACCCGCTGATGGGCTTTCGCAAGGTCGACGGCGTGCGCGCCAGCCACCTGATCGGCTTCTTCCACGGCCGCTCGATGGACCCGTTCAAGAACACCGCGCTCAACGCCAAGTTCAACGGCCCTGGGTACGCCGGCTTCGACGGCGAGCTGACCATCGACGGCCTGCTCACCGACGAGACGCTCGACGGCGAGACCCTGTGCAGCCTGACCACCGGCCTGACCAACCGCGCGAAGGTCAAGAAGGGCGAGACCGAGCTGCCGACCAACGCCGTGTGGAACCTGTTCGACTACCTGGGGCCGGAGGCGCTGCACCTGGAATACCTCGAGCGCTACGACATGCTGGCGTCCCTGTGCGGCGACGGCGCCGACCCCAACATCACGGTGCTGCCGTTCGTCTGGATCAACAACCCGGACGAGGCACGCGCCTGGATCGTCGACTGCCTCGAGAAGCGCTACGAGGGCGCGATCTTCCGCGACCCGAAAGCCCTGCACAAGTCGGGCCGCGCGACCGCGACCAAGAACGACTTCTGGCGCTACAAGCCGGTGTCGGACAAGGACGCGATCGTGCTCGACGTCTACGAGGCCGAGCAGAACAACAACGTGCCGACGACCAACAGCCGCGGCCGCACCGAGCGCTCGTCGCACCAGGAGAACAAGGTCGGCAAGGGCATCGCTGGCGGCTTCATCGCGATCGACGTTGCCACTGGCAAGGAGGTGCGTATCCCTTGCGGGCGCATGAAGAAGGACGAATGCGCCGAAGTGTGGGCCGACCGGGCGGCGTACCGCGGGTGCCCGTTCAAGTACGAGAGCCTGGACGTGGGCGTGCTGGACCAGCCGCGCCAGGCACGCTGGATCAGCTGGCGCTCGGCGCAGGACATGACGCCGGCCGACTTGGCGCTGGTCGAGAAGCTCGGCCTGAAGGAGGCTGCATGATCGAGGCACCCAACAACATCAGCATCGGCGACAAGGTGCTGGTCACCTGCGACAACTGGTTCTACGCGCCGGACGGCCAGAACTACCGCGCCGTGTTCGGCACGGTGAAGGCGGTGCGCACCGCGGAGGACGCCCTCGGCGTGCGACCGAACGGCAAGTCGACCAACTGGTACGCCGAGGTCGGCAACATGATGATCGCTGGCTGCCAGATCCACTACGTCGTCAAAACGTCGACCTGTGTGCTGGGCGACGTGCCGACCTGGAATGACGAAAAGGGTCGCCCGACCCACATCTACAACGCCGACCAGTAACACCGGGAAGCCGCGCCCCGCAACGCGCGGCGCCACCACCATAAAGTCCAAGAGATGAAACAATACCAAGAACTGCTGCAGGACATCCTGCAAAACGGCGTCCGTCAGGGCAACCGCACCGGCATCGACACCCTGACCCTGCCTGGCGCGATGCTCAAGTTCGACCTGCGCGACGGCTTCCCGGCCGTGACCACCAAGAAGCTGGCGTTCGGCCAGGTCAAGCGGGAGCTGATCGGCTTCCTGTACGGCCTGACCAGCGCGGCCGACTTCCGCGCGCTGGGCTGCACCATCTGGGACCAGAATGCCAACGAGAATGCGGCGTGGCTGGACAATCCTCATCGCAGGGGCGAGGACGACCTGGGTCGGATCTACGGCGCGCAGTGGCGCCGCTGGTCAGCACCGGAAATCGAAGAGTTCGATGGTCCCTGGTCGGACGAAACCCTGTACACGGTCAACGATAAGCCGGTCGACCAGATCGCGATCGCCCTCGACACGCTGCGCCACAACCCGCAAAGCCGCCGCATCCTCGTCAACGCCTGGAACCCGGCCGAGCTTGACCAGGCTGCGCTGCCGCCCTGCCACGTGCTGTTCCAGCTGCTGCCGCACGTCGAGTCGAAGGTGCTGCACATGACGATGTACCAGCGCAGCTGCGATATGTTCCTCGGCGTGCCGTTCAACATCGCCAGCTACGCGCTGCTGCTCGAGCTGTTCGCCGCTTGGTCCGGCTACATGGCCGGCACCTTGACGATGTTCCTGGCCGACGCCCACATCTACGTCAACCATCTCGACCAGGTGAAAGAGCAGCTTGGACGGGAGCCGCTGCCGCTCCCGCTGCTGAAGATGCACCTGCCGGCCGGCGTGGCGACGCTGCCCCTCGACGAGCTGCTGGCCCGACTGCACCCGGAAGACATCTTCCTCGACGGCTACCAATCCCACGCGGCGATCAAAGCGCCGATGGCCGTATGAACGCCGCCCAACAGATCGAGCAGGCGATCGCCGAGCTCACGAAGGCCAAGTCCGAGCTGAACGCTCTGATCCAGGCCGAAACCAAGCCGTTGCTGATGCGCGCCCTCGAGTCGATCGAGGACCGCATCCACGAGGCCCTCGTGAAACTGGGGGGCTGACATGCAAAAAGCGATCAACGTTAATTGCGTCCACTTTTCACGGCGCGGGAAGTGCGCCCATCCGGACTCGCGCGGCCTGTTCGGCGCGTGCGAGTGCATTTTTCGCAGCGACCTGCGAGCGGGCAGCTGTCTGATCCAGGTCAGGCACGCGAGGCCGCCTGGGCCGCCCGAACCGCCGCCGGCCCGCGTCGTGCACGAGGGGAGGCAGCCATGAGCGCCGTCGGGCAACGTGGGAAATGGAGCGAGTCGCAGGTGAAGGCCTGGATGAAGAAACGCAACGATGACGACGGGCGCTTCGCGTATGCGCGCTGGCCCGACGCCCGCGCCGGCTCGCTGCAAACTGCACCGTCGGACTTCGAGGCAACCTGCCGCGGCACCCACTTCAAGGTCGAGGTCAAGGAGGTGAAGATCACCACCGTCGCGACCCGCCGGGTGCCGCAGGCGAACTTCTCGGAAGACAAGGTCGCCCGCATGAACAAGTGGCGTCTGGCCGGCGATGAGTGTTGGGTAGTGGTCTGCCACAAGGGCGAGGGCCGGCACCAGGAGTGGCGCCTGGTCCCGCTCGACATCTTCGTCACGCCGGCCCCGTCCTGGGACGTCGCCATGTTCAAGGCCTACCCCAAGGTCGGCGACGTGATGGAACAACTTTTCGGAGAGAAATGATGAGCTTAACGATCCTTAACGACTGGCACATCGGCGCCGTCCGCACCGGCGGCACGACCTTGGCCACCGCCTACCAGCTGCGCCTGGACCTGCTGTCGCAGTTCGAGGAGACGCTGTACGGCATCGACACCGACCTGATGATCCTGGGCGACTTGTTCGACGGCCCGGACATCAGCAAGGCCGACCTGCTGCGCACCTATCAAGCGTTGTGGGACTGGCTTGAGCGCCACGTTACCGCCCGCCTGTACCTGGTCAACGGTAACCACGATTTGAGCAAGAACTCGACCAACTTCTCCAGTTTCGAGTTCTTGGCGGCGCTGCTGAAAAGCAGCTGGGAAGCGCGGGTGACCCACATCACCGAAGGCACGATGACGCCGCACGGCTACGTGATCCCGCACGTGGCCAACCAGGACTTATTCAACGTCGAGCTGTCCAAGGTGCCCGAGTGCGACTACCTGTTCGTGCACTGCAACTACGACAACGGCTTCGCCGCCGAATCGGACCACTCGCTGAACCTGTCGCGCGAGCAGGCCGAAAAGCTGCCGGTGCGGCACATCGTGTTCGCCCACGAGCACCAGGCGCGCACCGAACTGGAAGGCAAGGTGGTCGTCATCGGCAATCAGTTCCCGTCGTCCGTCAGCGACTGTCTAAACAACGACTTCAAGTGCATGCTGCACCTGGACGACAACGGCGCCGGCCGCCACCTGCAGCAGCGGATCCAGACCTGGCAGGCCGAAGGTGACTTCTCCGAGCAGGACTGGCGCGAGCTGGTCGACACCGGCCGCTTCATCCGCGTGACCGGCCAGGCCTCGGCCGCCGAGGCGTCGCAGGTGGTCAACGCGATCGCGCGCTTTCGCAGCACGGCCAAGGCGCTGGTGATCACCAACGCGGTGAAGATCGAGGGCGTGTCCGACAGCGAGCAGCTGGTGCTGTCGCACGAGCAGGTCACCAACTTCAACGTGCGCGAGGCGCTGCGCGAGTACCTGACGCCCGAGGAAAACGAGAAGATCGACAAACTGAAGGAGATGCAAAATGCTGCCTGACGATGTGAAGGCGCGGCTGCGCAAACTGTGCGAAAACGCGACGCCCGGCCCACGCGCCCTGCTGCCGAGAAACATCAACTGGAGAGAAGCAATCGCTCAGGGTACAGACCCTGTCGATGTGGCTGCGGCCAACGATGATTGGTGTCTCGGATGGGAGATCGTAGCGGGTGCAGGATTCGCCCATGTCAGCCGCGGCGACTTTCGAGGCTCGGACGCCGCCCTGATTATGGCCACGCCGCCCGAAGTAATCCTCGCCCTGCTGGACGAAATCGACAAACTGAAGGAGAGCCAAAGTGCTTGAGTACGTCCGCTGTGAAAATTTCAGGAAACACACCGACACGACGGTCCACTTCGCGCCCGGCATCAACGCGATCCGCGCCGCCGTCGAGCGCGGCAAGTCGACCCTGCTCGAGGCGCTGGCCTATGCCTACTTCGGTGCCAAGGCGGGCCTCAAGAAGGGCGAAACCATCGACGACGTCGTCACCTACGGCGTACCTGTCAACAAGCTGCGCGTCGAGCACGCGTTCAGCCTGGCCGGAGTCAAGTACCGCATCGTGCGCTCGCCCAAGGGCGCCGAGCTGTACGCCAACGGCAGCGACAAGCCGCTGGTCACCGGGCAGGATGCGGTGACCGAGCAGGTCGAGAAGCTGTTCGGCACCACCAAGGACATGGCCGCCAAGCTGATGCTGGCGCGCCAGAAGGACCTGGGCGGCGCGCTCGCTGGCGGCCCGACCGAGGCCGGCAAGATGATCGAAAACTTGGCCGACCTCGACCTGATCGACGAGCTGATCGGGCTGGTGGCCGAGCAGCTGCCGTACGGCGACACGGCTGGCGTGAAGGGCTCGATCGAGTACCTGAAGGGCGAAGCCGAGCCGGGCGAGCTGCCGGACCTGGCGCCGCTGCAGGAGGACGTGATTGACACCACCAACGCGTACGAGGCAGCAGTCAATAACTACAGCGCCGCCAAGGACGTGCTCGACGCGCTGCCGGTCGCCGCCGCACGCACCACCTTGCAGGACGAGCACGCGCTGAAGACGGCGATCGCCGCGCGCAGCAGCCAGATCGCCACCCTGCAAACGGCGCTGGACGCCAAACTGCCGGTCGCGCCGGCCGACGCCGAGATCGCCGCCTGCCGCCAGCAGGTCGAGCAGCAGAAGCAGCGCGGCGCCGCGCTCAAGCTGTTGGCCGAGCTGAAGGCCGCCAACATCGTCGAGCTGTGGGACGAACCCTTGGCCTCGCTGCACGCCGAGATCGCGAAGACCGAGGGCGAGGTGGCCGACGCCGACACGCAGGTCGCGTCGACCAAAGAGCGTATCGCCGACCTGAAGGCCAAGCTGCAGAAGGCGGCGTCGGCCTACGAGGTGCACAAGGCGCAGCTGGAAGGCAAGCTGGTCAGGGAAGAGAGCTGCGCGTTCTGCGGCAAGGACCTGAAGGACATCCCCGAGGTCGCCCGGGTCAACAACCCACTCAACGCCCAGTTGGCGAAGCTGAAGGTCGACTTCGATGGGGTGCAGGCCGAGGTGGCCGACGCGCTCGACGTGTTGCACACCAGCTTGACGGTGCTGGCCAACCGGAAGGCCGAGCGCGCCGCATACCTGAAGGACCTGCGCGCGGTGCTGGTGGCGCACGACCGCGCCGAGCTGCTGTTCGCGCGCGCGGCCGACTACATCGCGCTCGACCGCAAGGGCGTGCCGGCGACCTGGTCCTGGACCGGCCCGACCGAGGGCGGTGTGGACTTGGCGCCGAAGCTGCGCGAACTGGAAGCGGACCGCGACAAGTCGCTGGCGGCGAAGGCGCGCCGCGAGCAGCAGCAGGTGCAGCTGGTCGACCTGCAGAACCTGCAGGCGGCCGACACCGCCAAGCTGTCAGGGCTGGACGTCGCCAGCGCGCGCGCCACGCTCGAACGCGAGACCGAGCAGAAGGCACGCGTCCTGCGGCTGCAGGAGGCGATGCAGCAGGCCGAGCGCGCCCATGCGACGGCCAAGCAGGCATTCGAGCTGGCGAGGGCCAGGCGCGAGCAGCTGCTGGCCAGCGCCGAGAAGGCGCGCCAGCAGCTGGCCGCTGCCGAGGCGCAGCTGGCCGAGATCGAGGCCAACAACCTCTTGGTCAAGAAGCTGCGCGCGGCGCGCCCGGCGATCACCGACAAGCTGTGGGCGCTGGTGCTGGGCGGGGTGTCGTCCTACCTGGGCCAGATCCGCGGCGAGGTCTCCAACATCACCCGCGTCGACGGCCGCTTCCGCATTTGTGGGCAACCGATCACCGGCCTGTCCGGCTCGGCCGAGGACGCGCTCGGGCTGGCTAACCGGCTGGCGCTGACCCGCACCTTCCTGCCCAACATCGACTTCCTGCTGCTGGACGAGCCGGCCGCGGCATGCAATGATGAACGCGAAACGGCAATGTTGGGCCTGCTTGCCACCTGCGGCTTCGGCCAGGTGATCCTGGTCACGCACAGCCCGCTCGCGGACTCGTTCGCTGATAACATCATCACTTTCTAAAGGAACCCACCATGGAAATCATCAACCACCCGGCCTGCACCGGCACCCTGGCCGCACCGCCCGGCGTCGAGGGCGTCGCCCCGCTGCCGGTCGCCCCGCTGGCGACTGACCTGGGCACCGCCTTGTTCTCGTTTTGGAAGCCCGACGCGGCCGAGCTGGCAGCGCTGAACGCCGGCCAGTGCGTCGCGCTCGGCGTGTACACGCAGGCCGAGAACCATCCGGTCGTGACGGTCGCCGTAACCCTGCAAACGCAGGAGGCAGCATGAGCACGATGACCGACAACCTGGCGCGCCCCGAGGCACCTATCATCGACGGCTGGATGGAGATCGACGCCTACTGCGAGAAGTACGGCCAGCGCAAGAACACGGTCCAGAAGCGCGTGCACGACGGCACCTGGCCGCGCGGCCTGATGTACGCGTCGCCGTCCGGCGGCGTCGCCTACGTCCACGTCGAGCGCTGCAACGACTGGCTGCAGGCGCGCGGGAAGCTGAAACTGTGAGGCTGGCACTGGCAGTGGTAGCGGGGCTGATCATTTGGCCCACGGTCCCGCTGTTATTCAGGTTCCGCAAGGTCGCTGCCGCGTGCTGGTACGCCGTGCCTGTGCTCAGCCTGATGCTGTTCAAGGCGCTTGCTGCCGCCCTGTAGCCCAAGGCCCGCGTCAGGCGGGCCTTACTTTTTGCGCAATCCTCAGCGCTAGATCAAGAGCAGTCTCATCGGTCGTCCTATCGTGAGGGCGGGTGCTCACCCAAACTTACCTTAAAAGGATTACATATGAGAAAACTTACCTATGTTGCCGCCGCGCTCGCCCTGGTCGCGTGCGGCGGTCGCGCTTCTGCCGCGCCCTCGTCCGCCGCGCCCCGCGCGCATGCGCTGGCGATCGGCGCCGGCCAGCCGTGGTTCAGCGCCAACGGCATCACCTACCTGCCGGTCGGCACGTCGGCGTATCCGGGAGGAGAGGACTGGTACGCCCTCTGCACCTATGATGCCCAGGGCACGAAGGCCTGCAAGCGGCTCGTGCCGGCGTGGAGCATGAAAGGCATTCAGGTCAACTCCGAAATCGGCGCGGACGGCAGGACCCCGTTGACGCTCTACGCGCAGACCGAGATGTACGCCGGCCAGGATGTCAGCGCGATGTCGGACGCAGACAAGGTCAAGCTGGCGAAATCAGTGCTGGACCGCCAGAGCGCCGCCATCGCCGTGTTCGAGGCGAGGCTTGCGGGCGCGATCGCCCAGTTCGACGCCGGCTGTGCCGCGGACGTCGGCTGCGAGACGGCTGCGAGCGCACTGCGCAGTGGCCGCGCCCCTGCCAGCAGCGCGCGCGCCAAGGCGCCCGGGGCGAAGACCGACGCCGAGCCTGAGCCCCGCCACGCCGCCCTTGCGGGCGGCAAGCGGCTGCAGGACGCTGGCTCGGTCGATGTGCCGGGGCAGCGCCCCGACCCCGAATACCCGACCTTCGACCCGAATCCGCCCGACCCGTCCGCACCGGACGGCAGCCCCGACCCGGGTGCCGCTGGCGAAGGAGGCATGCCGGACCAGCCGGACGGCAGTGGCGGCTGGCGGCGCTACCGGGCACCGAGCGAAACCTGCGTGGCGCTGCCGCCGCTGCCCGGCCTGCCCGCCGTGGCCGCGGGCTGCACGGTGACCGTGCCGGCTCCGAAACCGGTGCCCAGCCCGGACACCCAGCCGCTGCCGCGCCCGGCCACCGACTGGTGCCAGATGTTTCCGGGCATGTGCGCGAATGCTGACGGGTTGCCGCCCAACGTCCCCAACCCCATGCGGGACATGTGCAACAGCCGCTTCGTGCTCAAGGCGATGCACTGCTTCCAGGAGCGTCTGGACCATCCGGACACCGTCAGCGACACGAAGACGCGCCTGTGCGTCGCCGGAGCCCAGGCCCAGCTGGCCCTGTGCGTCACCGGCGCACCGCCGCTGCGCACGTCCGCGCGCCAGTAGGCGTCAGCCGAAGCGCTTCTTCAGGTCGTGCAACGGGATGAAGTGCTCGTCGAACTGGCCGTCGTCGACGTTGTGCAGCATGACGACGCCGTGCCAGTGCTTGTTGCCCTGCGGCCCGAGGTAGCGCTCCTCGTGGTCGTAGCAGGACCCGGCGATGATCGAGGTCAGGGCTTTTCCGTCGGCGCGGTAGGCGCGCGCCATCTGGCGCCCCTGCTGGTGGCCGGCGATGCAGCTCATCAGCTTCTTGTTCAGCTGGGCCTGGGCGGACGCCGCCGGCCGCCCCATCGCACCAGTGGTGAAGTAATGGGAGAACGCGATCCCTTCGATTACGACGACCTCGAGGAACGGGTGCACCTGCCAGCCGTAGCTGGCGTAGGCGAGGTCCTCCAGGCCGATGGTGCCGTCGAGCATCGGCTCCTCGTCGATCGTGCGGCAGATGCGGTGCTCGTGGTTGCCGTACAGGATGTGCATCGCGGGCCGGTACAGCGCATGCTTGGTGGCTAGGCGCCGGCAGTTGTAGTCGCGCAGTGGCCCAAGCAGGGCCTGCATGCCTCGGTGCGCCGCCTCGATGTCGGCCTTGTAGCGCCGCCCCTCGTAGCAACCCTTGCCCTTGTCGTACAAGGACAGCGACTCCATGTCGGCAAAATCGCCCAGGTGGACGATGATGTCGGGCTTCTCGGCCACGATCAGGCGGCCGATGCAGTGCAGGTAGCTCAGGTCAACGTTCGGTTTGACTTGGCTGTCCGGGATCACGAGGATGGTCGTCATCGGGCTGGTACCAGTCTCCTGCTTTACCGTTGAAAGTTACCTGCTGCTTGGCGTAGAACTCGCGCCAGCCGAGGGCTTGCTCGCGCCAGACGCGGCAGCTGGTGGCGTTGGCGACTTCGATGCTTCCGAGCTCGGAAAACGAAATTCCTGCGGGTTCGCGGTCAGACTCGGCGGCGGGTCCAGCAGCGGTGCCGGACCAGGCGGCGGCGGCGACGCGCACGAAGCCAACAGGCACAGCGAAAAGCTGGTCAGTAGCAGGCGGGATATAGGTCGGGACATCGGCTTCAAGCTGCTTCTCCTGGACGTAGATTTTCTGGATCCGGTCGCGGTACACGGTCTCGACCCGGGTGACCGTCTGGACTTCCTTCTTCACCGTCGTCACCACCTGGGTGACGACCTTGCCGGCCGCGTCGCGCGCCTCGTGCAGCCGCCCAAGCTCGTAGGCGGACAGGGCCAGCGCGGCGATCGCAAGCCAGCGTGCCCACGGCGGGACCAGGGTGCCGGTCAGGGTGGCGAGTAGCGCGCGCATCAGCACTCCTCGAGCCAGCCGTCGGTCAGGAAGCCGTGGTAGCCGGGCGTCTGAATCGACGGGCGCGCGGTCACGTCCGGTACGGTGCCGGTACGCGTCCAGCCGACCTGGTCGCGGGGAGCGTTACTGGCCGGGCCGTCGATGACCCACCAGCGACCGTCCGGCAGCTTGCACTGCAGGTGTTTGCCGTCCGGCCCTGGCTGGTAGCCTCCCCCGAAGTCGTGCAGCCAGCCGGCGTAGCGCAGTGCCCCCGGCGGCGCGCTGCGGTCGGTCATCAACTCGCCGGTGTCGGCGCGCCGGTACAGCGTGTCAGGGTTGAACTGCCAGTTGTCGGACGGCGTGAACGCATAGCCGCAGGCGCAGTGGGTCGGCCAGCGCGGATCGTCATGCGGCCACAGGTCGCCGTGCACCGCGCCATAGACGTACTTGGAAATCTTAGGCATGGCGGCCAGCGCGTCATCGCCGATCTCGGCACTGGCATTGTGGTAGCCGTGCACAGGGCATTCTCCCTGCAGCCCGCCGCTCGCGCTGTAGCGGCGCAGCGACATGCGCACCCGATCGGTCGGCTCAATCAGGAAGCAGCGGACACGGTTCATACCAAGGCCTCCAGCAGTTCGTTGGTCAGCGCCCGGCGCTCGGCCAGGCCATTGTTGCCGCCGTTGACGGCGCGCGAGACCGCGTCGGTCTCGCCGGCCTCGGCCAGCGCGTTGAGCGAGTGGCCAAGTCCGTTGCCGACGTGCCAGAACCAGCCGGCCGCCAGGCACCCAGCCTCCGGCTGCTCGAGCATCTCGGGCGAGTTGACCAGGTCGATGCCGAGCAGCGCGCCGCAGCGCGCGTAGTTGTCCTTGCCGGTCAGCTGGATCGGGCCGCGGCCGCGGTAGCGCCAGCCGTCGTCCGAGTGGATCGGCCCGTTACCCATCCGGCTGCCGTAGGCGATGTTGGCGATCATGCGCTGGTCGGCCGGGTGGGCGGCGGTGCGCCCGTACTGCGCCGCCAGCGCGGGCGTGAAGCGCTGGGCCTTCGGCGTGTTGAAGGTGGCCAGCAGGGCGGCCGCGCTGTAGTTCAGATTCTCGACCAGCCGCGTCAGGTTGCCCGACTCGTGCAGCAGCTGGGCGACGAAGTGGGCCTGCTGGCGCGGCGTGGCGATCTCGAAGCGGCGCATCGCCGCAGTGATCGCCGGCAGCCACAGGCCAGCGCGGGCCGCGCCCAGCGATGGCACCGCGCGCAGCAGCTGGGCGTCGTTCATTCTCTGTGGGTGCGGCGCACGCTGGCCGCCATGTTGTAGACCACCGCGGCGAAGCCGACCGCCTTGTAGATGTTCTCGGGCAGGTACGGCGCCAAGTTCGGCAGGTTGGTGTTGACCGCGTTCATGATGTCGGCGGAAAACGGCAGCATCGCGACCAGGGTCGCGTTGACCCAGGTGGTCACGCGGCGCAGCTCGGCGACGACGGTGTCTTTCAGGGTTTGCAGGGTCATGACGAGACTCCTTTGCGGGCACGCCGGCGAGCCAGCCAGGCCTGCACGGTGGCGGTTTCGTACAGCCGGATCAACGACCACAGCAGGGTGATGATCGTCGTCACGCCCGGGATCAGCTGGAACAGCGCCGTGATCAGCAGCCCGATCGAGGCGACGTCCAGGTGCGGCTTGATCGGCTCAAGGCTCTCCCAGAAGGTCTCGGCAGTGTGTTTGAGTTCGCCCAGCGTCATGCGCGCGCCTCCAGGTCGTTGTCGAACAGCTCGGTTAAGAACGCGCGAAGCATTTCGCCCCAGAACTGCGGCATGAGCACCAAGATCTCCATGATTTCCCTCAAGAAAAGATGTAGAAATTCTAGGCGTTATTGAACGTGCCGTCTAGCAAATGTTATGCCAGGGTAATTCTTAGGGGCGAACTTGCAACTTGACGCCGAGGTCCTGCACCAGTTCGCCCGGCGAAATCATGCGGCTGTGCTCGGGCCAGCCGGCCTTCTCGAAGATTTGCACCGAGCCGCCCGAGCAGACGATGATCTTGCGCCAGTGGATGAACACCTTCAGTCCCAGGGCGCACTTCAGACCGATGACGGGAAACGCCAGGAAACCGTACTCGATCGGGGCGGCCAGCCAGTCGTAGACGGCACGCTCGATGTCGGCCCGCGCCAGGCCGGGCGGCGGGTCGCAGACGTCGAAGCTGGCCAGCTGGGACACGGCGGTCAGGTGGTTGCGCCCGCTGTTCAAGTCCGCCATGAACAGCCGCTCGCCGAGCCAGACGGCAACACCGGTGTGGGTGTGGGGGTCGCGGGTGAAAGCCTGGGTGGCGCGGCCAATCAGACCGTGCACGTCGCGCGAGGCGATCAGATCGCCGGTCTGGATCAGCGGGCGGGCTTCGTCGTAACGCATCGCGGCAACCTCCACAGGAAAGTTGCCGGAAAGTGTAACATGCGTGTGGGAAATTTTCTAAAATTAAGTTTCGCCGAAGATCGGTGGCCAGCCGGTCGAGAAGTCATAGGCACCGGGATTCGCCGCCTCCAGCAATGCCTGGCGGTGCTGTTCAGCACAGGCAAAGGTGCCCTGGTCCAGGGTAGCGACCGCCGTAAATATCTGCTGGGCCAGCGCCGGCGTCATCGTCACGAAGTCGCCGGTCATCGTCTTCCACTGCAGGTCGGCCGGGATACCTGCCCCCATCAGCACCAGCCCAAGCTGCTGGATGCGGCTGGCGTCATCGGAGTGGAACCAGGACCCGCTGACCAGGACGCCGCCCGCCTTGCGCCGGTCGCGCAGCGACTTGATGGCCTCCCACTGAGCAGCGCGCAGCAGCGGCACATCCGCAGCCGCACGCTGCTGGATCTCCGCTTCCTCCTCCGGGGTGGCATCGCGGGTGACGCCGTCGGCCATGATCTGGATCGTCATGTAGTTCCTTTTACGAGTTCTTGATGCCGTACACGCGGATGGTGCCGGCGGTGATGTTGCCGCCGCCAGCAGTGGCTAGGCGGAAGCCGGACATCGCTGCGGACTTGGCATAGGTGCCCTCGCGCCAAACCCCGTCATAGAAGTTAGTGGCACCGCGCACACCAATCTGTTTTTTGTTCACGCTGTCATTGGCGTTGCGTACTTCAATCGTCACGCTCAGGGTATTGCCGGAACCGATGGTAGTCTCACTGATGGGCGCATACGCCAGATTGGTGTACTGATTCGTACCGGCAGCGTTGTAGCTATAACAGCCGCCGGTGCTTTCAGCGACGCCCCCGGTGGCGGGGTACAGTATAGGCGTAGCAGAGACGGCCAGGGTGAGCCCATGCACCTCGATCACGTACTTGTCGTACGCCGATGTGAAGATGTTCAGGAAATCGATCTGCGCCACCGCCGACGACACCGTGGCTTGGCCCAGCAGCACCATCGCGCCGGCCGAAGCAAGGTCCGAGGTCATCGCCACCGTGCCATCCTTGTCCGGGAAGGTGTAGGTGCGCGCCGCGGTGTTGGTGTTGGTCAGGAACGACGTGAAGGTGTTGGCCGCGTTCTTGAAGTTGATCTTGTAGGAGGTCAGGCCGACGTAGCCGGCCGAGGTGTCCTGCGAGGCCAGAGTCAGGATCGGGCTGCCCTGGTACTTCCACGAGCCGGTCAGGTTCATGCCGGCGTTGCCGGCCAAGTGCTGGATCTGGCCGATCGCCACCGTGCCGGCGCTGTTCATGAAGTTGATCGCGTTGGTGTCGGCCACCGACGTCGCCGGCTTGAGGGTGAAGCCGTGCTGGGACCCCTCGCCAGTGTAGTACAACGTCATCGCGGAAGCGTAGCCAGCGATGGAGGAAGCACCGTTCACCCACACCTGGCTGGTCGTGCGCACACTGCCGGCCACCTGGAGGGTGGCACCACTGCCGTCATCGGTGCCGGTGCCGACCAGGACCCACTTGGCCAGCATGCTGAGGGTGCCCTGGCCTGCAGTAGCCGTGCCGCCGGACGCCACCAGGCGTACGTCGTGGTCGGTGTTGTTGGTCGACGAATGGAAGTCGATGAACGGGGTGCCGGCTGCCGCGCGCCCTTGCTTGCCCAGCTCGATCGAGCCGTTAGCGTCCGCCCCAAACGACGATTCACCATCGGTACCGGCGCGCGCCGTCAGTGTCGACGTCGTACGCACCGCGCCGCCGATCTGCAGCGCGCTGCTGCCGTCATCGGTAGTCGTGCCGATCAGCGCGCCGCGCGGATTCAGTCGCATCGCCTCGGCCGTCGTGGCCAGGCTGGCCGAGGCCTTCTGCGACACGAAAAAGCGCAGGTCGCCGTTAAACGAGCCCGTATTGTAGCTCAGGATCGCGGCCTGCTTGTTGCTGGTGCTGCCGTAGAAGGCCACGCCGCCGTTGCTGTTGGTCGTGTCCGAGCCAGAGACAAGCCCAAGCTGGACGTCCGGCGTCAGCGTGCCCCCTACCGCCAGTTTGCCGGACAGGCTGCCACCTGCCGCTGGCAACGCGCCCACGTCGGCCGCCGCCAGCGTCACGTTGCCCGACACCGGACTGATGCTATTGACGGACGACACCGTGCCGGCCCCGTCCGCGCCCTTGGCCGCGGCGACGTCCCAGTTGGTGCTGTCCGAGCCGGGCACCGTGGCACCGGCACCGGCCACCTTGCGCCGGTAGGTCGAGCCCGCATTGGTGACCCAGTCGTCGACCGCGTAGGTGGTGCCCGACACCCAGGCACCCTTCCAGTTCGCGCCCTTGGGCAGGGTCAGGTTCAGGGTCTGGTTCGGCGCGCTGCCGGTGATCGTCGCGGCCGCCGTCGCCCCGCTGCTCACCGTGCCGATCGCCAGCGTGTTCGGCGCCGCCGTCGGCAGAGTCAGGTTCAGCGTCTGGTTCGGCGCACTGCCGGTGATGGTGGCTGCGGCCGTGCCGGTGGTGACGGTGCCGATCGTCAGCGTGTTGGCCGGGCCGGTGTTGCCCTGGATGCCCTGGTCACCCTTGGGCAGGGTCAGGTTCAGGGTCTGGTTCGGCGCGCTGCCGGTGATCGTCGCGGCCGCTGGCGCGCCGTTCGCGCCGGTCGTGACGGTGCCGATCGCCAGGCTGTTGGGCGCTGCGGTCGGCAGGGTCAGGTTCAGGGTCTGGCTCGGCGCGTTACCGGTAATGGTCGCGGCCGCGGTGCCGGTCGTAACGGTGCCGATCGTCAGCGTGTTGGCCGGGCCGGTCGGTCCGGGGTCGCCCTTCTGGAGCGTGGCGAGGTTGTCCAGGTAGTTCAGCTGGGTGATGTAGTCCAGCTGGCCGTAATAGAAGCGTGCCATTTAGACGCTCTCGATCTCAAGGGTCGCCGCGGCGACGTTAAAGAAGGGCAGGGTCATCGCCGGTGTACTGACCAGCTTGCCGTACAGCTGGTGCGCCTGCTCGCGCGCCGGGTTGGCGTCCTCGGGGAATAGGCTGACGAACACCGGACGGATGATGCCGTTGCCGCGCAATAGCCCGTACAGCGTGGTGGCGTCGGCAAGCTGCAGCTTCGACATCGACAGTTGCAGCTTGCTGCTGACCGTGCCGGCATCGCTCATCAGGTCGCCCGCGTCGTTGCGGTAGTTCTTGCTGGCGTCGACCACCTGCAGCGAGGCACCGTAGTCGGCGTTGCGTTGCGGCTCCCAGTAGGCACCGCACACCAGCCGCGATGCTTCGATGTAGCCGCCCGGGTTGCCAGCGTCGGTGATCTCGATGCGCAGCGCGCGCACTGCGGCTGGGGCCGGCACCCAAGCCCGCCCGGTCGCGCCGCCGCCATAGGCGTAAGCGTTGGCACCCAGCGGCGCAGCCCCCCAGTTCCACAGGCCCAGCGGTGGCGCGGCGCATGCCGACACCCAGCCGGTGTTCAAGGCGTACGACTGCCAGCTGTCCATGTAGCCGAGCGGGCGCGTGGCCGCAGCGGACGTGGTCGGGTAGTAGCTGGTCGGCACCAGGCCGGCCTCGGCTTGTACGCGGGTGGCCAGCACCGACTGCCCGGCAGTGCTCGATCCTGCTGTGCCGGGATACAGCAGGACGTAGCCGGTACCGCTGGTCTGGTACAGGCGGGTGATCTGCACCAGCGTGTCGTCGGTCGCGGTCAGGCCGCTGACGTTGAACAGGCCTCCGCTGGAGCGGGACAACGCGCCCGGCCCGGCCAGCACCAACGCGCTGGAGTCGGCATTCGCGCCCCAGCTGGCGGCCGTGCTGTCATACAGCCCGACGCCGGCGGCACTCACGGTGCCGGCGCGCAGCGCCACGGTCAGCGTGACGTAGGCACCGGCCGCGACCGTGCCCAGGCTGGCACCGCGGTTCTCGTTGGTCGAGGACAGCGCCTTGGCCACCTCCTGGTACGGCACCACGCCTGCATAAAATTTGGTCGTCGCGGCCACGCTGGCACCGGACCAGCCGTAGGCCGTCGACAGGCTTTCCGACCCCGGCACCAGATTGGTGGCCGGGGCCTCGTTGGTGCCGCGCACCCGTACCAGCGCCTGCGACGTCAGGTTGCAGTAGGCCAGCGCGACGCCAGCGACCATTTCGGCGGTAGTCCAGGACAGGTCCAGCGTCGCGCTGGGCGTGACGCCGGCCGCAGCGCTCGCCGAGCGCCATACCACCGACTTCATGTCGTTCTTCAGGTTGGCCGGCACCAGCGCGCCGACGCTGGTCGACGCAGTCAGCGCCGTCGCACGGTCGGCGGCATTGTCGTAGATGACGCGCAGGTTGGGCATGGCTCTTGCGGTGGATTAAGTTCCGATAGGCAAGAGCATGGCACAATTCTTGCTCCCGGTCTAGGCTTTCCCTTCCAGCGCCCGCACCCGCGCGGTCAGCTCCTGCACCGCCTGGATCAGCACCGGCACCAGCTCCTCGTAGCGCAGGCTCTGCGCCGAGTCCGGGTCGGCCGGATCGGCCAGGCACCAGAACGCGGCGTCGCGCGTGCCCAAGGCGACCTTGACCTCCTGCGCCAGCAGGCCGTAGTGGCGGCGCGCGCCGGGGCGCGGCTGCGCCACCCACGGCTCGGCACCGGGTGCCCACGGCCCGACCGCCTCGGGGTCGAGCACTTCGGTGTTCTCACCCACCTTCAGCCGGTAGCTGACCGGGCGCAGGCGCAGCACGAAGTCCAGCCCAAGGTCGGACGGCGCGACGTCGGTCTTCGCGCGCGCGTCCGACGTCACGTTCAGCGCGGTGACCGAATAGATGCCGGCCCAGGCGCTGCCGGCGCTGCCCAGGTTGTAGGCATTGTTGGCGTCCGGCAGGTGGGTGCCCGAATTGACGCTGTCCATTGTCGCCGTGCCCGACACCAGTAGCGCGGTGCCGGACGAGGCGAACGCGTACACGCCGGGCGCCGAGCCGCCGGAGCCGAACACGCCCGGGACCGTGTTGACCGCCGACCCGTACACGACCCCGGCACCGGAGCCCCCCATCAGCGCGCGCTGGGTGCCGCCAGCATCGTAGAAGGTGATCGCGTTGTTGCTGCCCTCGTTGATCGTGACGCGCTGGCCCGAGGTCGCGGTCTTGTAGGTCTGGCCGACCATCGTGTCGGCCGCCAGCACCGCGCACGACACGGTGCCGGTCACCAGCAGGTTGCCGCCGATGTAGGCGTCCATCGTCAGCCACGAGCCGCTCTGGTAATACTTGGTGGTCGAGCTCGAGCCGGTGTACATGCTGACCACGTCCCGGTTGATCGGGCTGGTGCCGGTCACCGACTGGATCGCCGAAGTGGCAGCGCTGTCGGACCAGCTGCCGGCCACCGCGATGTTGACGGTGCCGCGCGTGCCGTTGCTGCCGTTGCTGCCATTGGTGCCGTCAGTGGCCTTGCTGATCACCAGCGACGCCGTGAAGTTCTGGCCCAGGTAGGTCACCTGCGCGGTCACGGTAACCGAAGAGCCTGTCACGTTGGCGAATGCCAGGACCGCAGTGGTGCCGCTGGTGGTCAGGCCGGTGGCGCCGGTCACCGACCAGGTCACCGTGCCGGACAGGTTGGTCAGGATCGCCTTCAGGTTGATCGTGCTGGGAGAGCCGATGCCGCCCGTGGTGACCTTGAACAGGTAGGCATCGGCGGTCAGGTCCAGCCGCGGCGGCACGCCGCTGCCGATCGCAATGCGCGAACCGGACTGCAGCAGGACGTCGCAATCGTTGACAATAGTGCTCAAGTCGGTAATTCCAATCACGTAAGGTCTAAGAATCTCGAGGGCCAGCTGTCCGGAGACGGCGCTCGTCACATTCGCCCGCAGCACCTCGACGGAGACCTGGCTGGACGTTGCGCGCGGCTGGGCGGTGCCAAGCGTCTCAAGGGCCAGCTGGGAAGATACGGCATGCGGCTGAGCTGTGCCAAGTGTTTCGACGACCAGCTGCGAGGTGAGCGCGCTGGTCATGGCTTACGCCGTTACGATAGAACCGAACTCAGCTGCGTTAATCCCAGCCTGGGTCCAGGCGGTGCTGGTGGCCGGGTCGGTCTCGTGCACACTCGACAGGTACAGCGGCGTCGTAGCCAGCGCGGTGCCCGCGCCCTGCGCGTCCACTCCTCCCGAGCGCACCAGGTTTGCGATACTGCGCCCGCCGGCGTCGTCCTTCCAGGCGTAGTTGTTCACCTGCACGCCAAACACGGTGGGTGCCGTCAGGTCGGTAAAAGCATAGCTGTCCTTGGCGCCAACCGTGCTGGCGCTGACATAGTCGGTGGCGTTCGGCGCGGTCTCGTCCACCAGCGACCAGTGCGCGGTGCCGGTGCTGGGTGCCCAGCTGCTGTACGCACCGTCGGCGTTCGGGTAGAGCGCATCGACTCGGCAGTCGCCCAGAAAATCATTGTTGACGCTGCCGGACGTATCGCACAGGTACAGGTCGTCCACGCGCTGGCTATTCCCGCTTGAGCCAACCTGGCCGATCCACAGCTGATTCGCATAAGCGTTGCCGGTTGCCTTCGTGTCGGCACCGGCGGCCAGCGTAATCGCCGCCACGCCGTTCACGCGCACCACGCAGGCACCGGCCGAGATCGAGTCGCTGATCGTAGCCTTGATCTCAATGTAGTACCAAGTGCCGATGGCCAGCACCGGGCCAGTGCCAAGCAAAACGTTATTGATCGCGCCCTGCCACAATTTCAGCGTGCCGTCCGGGGCGGCGGCCAGGGTGAGTTGGGCACTGCCGCCGTCGCCCAAGGCCATCACCATCGCATGCCCGCCACCGCTGATGCTCGGCAGGTAAAACGCGCAGCCCGCGACCACGGTCGCGCTGTTGGCGAACGCCTTGATCAGGTACGTGCTGCTGTTGCTGGACGCGACGTAGCAGCCGCCACTGCGGCGCCCGCCGCTAGAGTTGACCGTGCCGCCGCCGAACCCGGCCCACTTCTTGCTGATGTCGGCCGTGCTGTAATGGTCGAAGCCGTCGATGAAAATGAGTGCCATGCGTGCTCCCAATTAGACCAGCACCTGCAGAGTGACGCGCCGGGTCTTCCAGTCCGGCGCGCGGGAAAGGACGATGCCGACCGCGCCGGCACCAAGGTTAAAGCGCGAGTTGAACAGCCGCACCGGATCGCCCAGCTGCAGGGTCAGGCACGGCGCCAGCGCCTCGAATTCGTAGACGGTGCGCTGGACCTTCCACAGGTCGCGCTGGCGCGCCGCCTCGGCGGCGGCGTCGCTGCGGCGCAGCAGCAAGGTGTCCTGCTGCTGGGGGTCTGCGGTCAGCTTGTAGGTCGCCTGCACGGTCGCGTCAGTCGCGGTTTCGGTGCGCCACTCGGTCGCCATCAAGTCCTTGTGCGCAGCCGGCAGCGCGGTCTGCAGGTCCTTCTGCACGGTCCAGTTCTTGCAGAATCCCAGCTTGACGGCCGCCACCACATCCGGGCGCTGCGCGATCTTCAGCGACTTCTCGACCATCATCGACGGCAGGATGTCGGTCGGCGTGCCGGCCGGCGGCAGGCTGATCTGGTACAGGCGCAGCTGGCCGGTCGGCGACGGCAGCAGCTGCGCGCCGACCGAGGCGGCCAGCTGCTGGCAGGCCGCCAGCACGTTGGTGCGGTCGGTGATCGGCAGGCCAATCGGCTGCGGGTGGGCAGCGTCGAACGCGGTGAAGTTGGCCGTGTCGATCTCGGCCAGGGTGAAGCGGTCGGCGCTCTTGCCGAACCCGGTCGCCAGGCGCTGAATCGTCGCCGCGATCGTGTTGGCATAGGTCGACGGCTTGTCGCCCTGCACGCTGGCGGTGACGCCGCCGGCCGACGACTGGCTCAGCGTGAACTTGCCGGTGGCAAGGTTCACGCTGATCGCGTCCACCGGCAGGCCATTGTCGCGCACCTCGATGATGCGCTCGATCGGGCCGTCGTGCACCTGGTACTCGAGCGTGGTCGGGTCGGTCAGCAGCGGCGTGATGTTGAACGCCTCGCCAAACACCAGCGGGATGATTTCGTCCTTGTTGCTGGTGGTGCCGCCCAGCTTGTGCTCGGTCGCCGCCGCGTTCAGGCGCACCAGCTTGTCGCGGATCTTGATGTTCAGGACCTCCCGGCCCTTGCTGTCGAGGTTGGCCACGAGGCCGTTGAACACCATCCGGAAGTCGGCGCGCGCCCAGCGCACATCGCCGACCCAAGCGGTGACCGGGGTGTTGGTCCACACGTAGCCCAGCCAGGTGTCGCGCACCCCGCCGTAGTTGTGCACCTCGATATCGCCCACCGTCAGCGCCGCGCTGCCGTCCAGCGACAGCGCCTCGGTCGGCTTGATGCCGGTGCCGCACACGCCCAGGTAGGGCGTGTTGGCCGGCGTGTCGGCCGCGCCGGTGGTGTAGCCGACGGTGGCCAGGTACAGCGGCGTGGCCACGCCCGCGATCAGCGGGGCCACCTCGATCAGCGTCGTGGGCCGGGCCGACGGGTCGGTCAGCCAGGCGGCAAATTCAGCGTCGGTCATTGGATCACCTCGGTGTTGCGGTTCTGCCAGGAGGCAGTGGCAGCCCCCTGTTCGATGCCGGCCGCCACGCTGTCGGCGATGGTGGCCGCAGCACTGAGCGTGGCACTGGTCAGCTGGTCGGTCTGGTTCGCCTGCCCGCTATTCAAATTGGCCAGCTGCGCGATCAGCGCGTCGATCTGGGCGCCGGTCGGGCCGTTGGTCACGGTCACGCTCTGGGCCTCGTTGGCATGGCTGCTCGACATGCTGCCGCTGTACAGCATGTCCGGGTGATGGTCCCGGTACTCAGTGCTGTGCGTCATCGCGTCGGCGACCTCGGCCATCGTGGCACCGCCGGCCATCGCCTGCTGCCAGAAGGCAAGTCCGCCAGCATCCGAGTGCCGCCCCAGCAGTCCCTGGTACAGTGCCTCGATGCCGGCGGTCTGCCCCGCCGCCGCGCTTCCGCCGAGTCCGACGTCGCCGCCCTGGGCGAGCGCACCCGCCAGCGCGACCACCGCGTCGTGCACCGACATCACTTCCTTCTTGACCTCGATCAGGCCGGACACCTGGTCGTGCAGCGCCTTCAGGCTGTCCTTGGCGACGTCGACCTGCTGCGCCGCCCAGCTGGCCGCGTCGGCGGTGGCTGACATCACGCGGGCGAAGTCGGCGCTGTAGGTGCTGGACGACGAGAACGCGTCGCGCGAGGCCTGCAGGAACTTGTTGGCGACGTCGCTGTAGTTGTTCTGGGCATCGACGTCGCCGTTCTTGGCCGCCGTCAGCGTCTTGTTGAACTCGTCCTTGGCGGCGTTGTACTTCTCCAGCGGCGTCAGCGGCGACTTGTCGCCCAGCTTCAGGTCGATCAGCAGCTTCTGCCAGTCGGACGACAGCTTGCCCATCCGGTCGCGCAGGTCCTCGAGGGTCTTTTTCTCGGCCTCATACGCGTTGTTCAGGTCGTCGCGCGCGTCCTTGACCTTCTTGGCCGCCTGCACCTGGTCGAACAGCGCGCGGTTCGATTCGTCCAGCTGGGCGCGCTGGATCGCGGCCAACTCGACGTCGGTCTTGGTCAGCTGGTTCAGCTGGCCCTGCAGATCCTTGCGCTCGCTGGCGATCTCGGCGGCCGTCTTGGCCACGCCGTTCAGGTCCTCCAGGTTGCCGGTCAGGTTGTCGGTGTATTCGGCCACCTGCAGGAACTGCGGTGCCAGCGCCATCAGCGCGGCGTAGGTCTTGCGGCCTTCGTCAGTCGTCAGGTTCAGGCCCAGCACGGTGTCGCGGAACGCCGTCTTGGTGGTCACGCCGGCCAAGCCCAGGCTGCCCATCGCCGCGTCCAGCTGCTGCTTGACCGGGGCGATCTTCTGCGCCTCGCTCAGGAAGTTCTGGGCGAAGAACGCGGTCTCGGTGTTGAGCGCGTCGACGCTGCCCACCGCCTGCACCAGGGCTTCGCGCGCGTTCATCGAGGCTAGGCCGACCGCGCCGAACACGGCCTGCATCGACTTGCCCATCTGCTGGGCGACGACGTCGGTCGCGCTGAACACGTCGGTCACGCGTTTGAGCGCGGCGCTGGTGGCCTCGGTCGGCAGCTTGAGCGCGGCCAGCTGCTCGAGCGTGACCTTCTCGCCGAACACCGCTTCGCCAGCGTCGCGCAGCGCGGCGCGGTACTGCAGGATCGCGCCGGCCTCGGTGGCCAGCTCCTGCGAGGTGCCCTTGAAGCCGTCCACCAGCGACGACAGCCCGCCCTGCACGCCGTCCAGGATGTTGCGGATGCGCGCCGTGAACACGGCGTCGAGCTGGCCGTTGGCGTTCGGGTCCGAGCCCTCGTGGCCGGTGTCGACCGTCAGCGACTGGCTGCTCAGGTAGTCCTTGACCTGGCTGCGCTCGCCTGCGGTCAGGAACGCCGCCAGCACGTCGTCGACCTTGCCGACGGTGGCGACGAAGTCGGTGATCTGCTTGCTCTTGGTGTCCATCCAGAAGCCGCCGGTCGCCCCGAAGGTGCCGAAGGCGCTGGTCGACGCCGAGCTCAGATAGGGGATGTTGTTCCCCTCGTTGCCGTGGTGGTTGATGTCGACGTTGCCCGGCAGGTTGTTGCTGCCGAAGGTCAGGCTGGTGTGGTCTTCCGGCCCCTTGTCGAACAGGAACGAACCCAGCACGGCCGCGCCCATCGCCGCCCAGCCCCAGCCCGGGATCGCGGCGATCGCGGCATTGACCGCCGCACCAGCGCTGGCCGCGGTCGTCAACTCAGCCCCACCCAGCGCAGCGGATGCGGCACCAGCGGAACCGGACAGGCCAGAAAGAAACTCGCCAGCGACCCCCGACACGGAAGTGAGGCCAAGTAGGCTGCCGGCCCCGCCGATCGCGCTGCCGATGCTGCCAATCGTGCCCAGCGCGCTACCGGCGGCGCCGCCGCCGAGGCCGCCCAGCAGGCCGTTGCCGGCCATGCCGGCCGCCGCGCCCGCCTCGATCGAGCCGCCGATCTGCAGCAGCCACTTCTTGGCCGTCATCTGCCACAGCAGGTCGAGGATACCGGCGCGCAGCGCATGCGCGACCCGGTCGACGAAGCTGATGCCCTCGTCGCCCAGGTGCAGGAAGGCCTGGCGGCCGCCATCCATGATGTCTTTCCAGACACTCTTCCACTCGTCACCGTACGGGCTGGACGTCTTGGACAGATCCTTGCCCAGCTTGCTGATCTCGATGCCGGCCGCCTTGGCCTTCTCGGCCAGCTCGGGCAGGCCGGACCGGCCGGCGATGTCCTGCAGCTGGCTGGCCAGCTGCTGCACCTGCGGCAGCAGCTGGGTGCGGATGCCCTGCGCGGCGTCGGCCACGCCCAGCGCGCCCAGCAGGCCGCCCTGCTCCTGGCCGGTCTCCTTGGCGCTGGCCATCTGGGCGTTGATCGTGCGCACCAGCGAGTCGAGCTGGTTCTTCACCATGTCGAACTCGGCGTTCTTGACGCCAGCGTCCTTCTCGCTCGCCTTGGCGCGCAGCGCGATCGTCAGCTCCAGCGCGTGGTTGTAGGCCTTCAGCGCCTCGGTGTTGTCCGGGTCGACGAACAGGATCGCCGCCAGCGCATCGCGGTCGATGCCCTTCAGGTCGGCGTTCATGCGCGCGATGGCGGTGCCGTTGTCCGCCTCGAACTTGGTCAGGTAGGCGTTGACCAAGTCGCCGCTGCGCTTGTACTCCTCGGCCTGGGTGGTCAGGTTCTGGCGGTGCAGGCGCTCGAAGTAGTCGGCCTCCTCGATCGCCAGCTGGCGGTCGATCTCGCCCAGCCGGGCCTGGCCGACCTGCTTCTGGTTCTGGTACTTCTGCTCGGCGGCACGCTTGTTCTCGGCGCCCTGAACCACGGCGATGTCGGCCTGCGCCTGGGCGATCGCATACCGCACCGACTGCTTGGCGGCCTCGGCCTTGGCTTCCATGTAGGCGACGTCGCCCAAGCCGCCGGACTGGTGCTGCGACTGCAGGTCGAGCAGCGCGGTCTTCTGCTTGACGTCGAACAGCTCCTTGGCCAGGGCGTTCTCGGCGATCTGCGCCTGCAACGCATCGCGCTCGGCCTTCTTGTCTTCCTTCGGCGCGCGCGGCGCCAGCAGCGCGTTGCGCTCGTCCTGGAGCTTGCGCAGCGAGACGCTCAGCGCGTTGACGCGTGCCAGCTCATCCTTCGGGTCCGGCAGGATCTGCTTCGCGTCGAGCAGGGATTCCCACAGCGGCGCCGCCTTCAGGCTGACCGCGCGTACGGCCGCATTCTGCTGGTACAACTCTCCCTTCGAGTCGCGCTCGCTGGCCTGGGCATAGAACTTCGCCAGCTCGTCGCGCAGCTGCGTGGTGGCGTTCTGCGCCTTCTCCAGCGCCTGCTTCGGGCCGACCACGTCATCGCTAAACAGCTTGCGACTCTCCAGCCCGGCCAGATTCTTGTCGGCCTTGGCAATGGCTTCCGCCAGCCCGTCATAGCTGCGCGTGAGCGTGACGACGCCGCTGCCGGCGTCGTAGCCGGACTCCTGGGGATGGCGGATCTCGTCCGGGTCAAAGCCCCTGCGGCGTGCCTCCTGCTCGAGTTTTTGGACCTGCGCGCGGGCGGCGTCCACCGCGCTCTGGGTCACCGTCTCCGGGGCCAGCCGGACGCCGTTCTTTGCGTCCCACAGCTTCAGGTTCTCGTCCAGCCGCTTATTCTCGCGCTCAAGCGCCTCGTCGACCACCTGCAGCGAATTGGCGATCTTCTGATTGGTCTTGTCCGCCTCGTCGGTATTGTCGCGGAACAGCAGCCAGGCCGCAGCCCCAAGTCCGACCGCCACGGCAACCGCGCCCAGCACCGGCAACAGGGTTGCCGACCACGCTGCGGACGCGACGGTTGCGGCCTCGGTCGCGGCCGTCTGCGCGGTGGTGACGGCGGTCACCTCGGCCGCCGTGGCGGCACCAGCGACGTTGGCGGCGGTCAGCGCGCCCATTGCCGCCGTCTCGGCCGCCTGCGCGGCCGACAGCACCCAGCTGGCAGCAGCGGCCTCCTTCAGCAGGCCGATGGTCGGCCCCAGCGCGCGCAGGCCGACATAGCCGGCACCGACCAGGGTCACGGTGCCCAGGTTGTCGACCAGCGCGCCGGTCAGGCGGGCGACGTTGGTGGAGAAGTTCTGCAGGCCGGTCGAGGCGCTGCCGCCGTCCTTGAAGGCGTCGGTCAGCTCCAGCGCGATGTGCTGCACGTATGGCGAGGCCTGGGCGAACGCGCGCACGAAGCTGTTCTGCACCACCACGCCCAGGCGCTGGAAGCCGCCAGTGGTGTCGTCCTCCAGCTTCCTGACGACGTCGGCCATGAAGCCGGACGCGGTGGCCGCGTCCTGCACCTTTTCCTTGTAGGCGTCCAGGTTGCTCAGCGCCAGCTCGGCCGCCTTGGTGCCGCGCACCGTGAAGATACTGCCGAGGAAGTCGACGCGCGCGGCATCGGTGAAGCCGGCCAGTTTGCCCTTCAGCTCTTCAAGCAGCTGGGTGAACGGCTTGAGCTGGCCGGATGCGAGCGACGTCTCGACGCCCAGCTCCTTGAGCGCCTTCTTGCCCTTCTCGGTCGGCTCGTACAGGCCGGTCAGCATATTGGTCAGCGACGTGCCGGCGGCGCCGCCGGTCACGTTGATCTTGGCCAGCAGGCCAAGCATGCCGGCCGTCTCCTCGATCGACACCTTGAACAGCGAGGCGACCGTCGAGGCCTGCTTCATCGACTCGGTCATCTCCAGCACCGAGGTGTTGGAGTTGGCCGCGGTCTTCGCGAAGATGTCGGCGACGCGCCCGGCCTCGCTGTAGCCCAAGCCGAACGCCGAGGCGGCACCAGTGGCGGCCAGCGCCGCCTGGCCGACGCTCATCTCGCCGGCAGTGGCCAAGTCCAGAATCGCCGGCAGCACCTGCAGCGACTCGGACGCGTTCAGGCCGTTCTGCGCCAGCATGCGCATCGCGTTGGCGCCCTCGACCAGCGAGTGCAGCGAGCCGTCCGACACCTGTAGGAACTGGTCCAGGTTGACGCCGCTGCCGGTGATCGCCAGCACGTTGGTCAGCTGGTGCTCGACCTGAGCGCCGACGTCGACCACCTGCCGCAGCGAGCCGGCAATGGCCGCGCCCGCGGCCAGCGGCACCAGGCTGCCGTAGGTCAGCCACAGGCCGCCGAGGGAACCGGCCAGGCCGCGCGCCAGGCTGTGCGCCTCGTTCATCGCGCGGTTGTGCGCCTCGGTCGCGCTCGTCGAGTTGGCCACGGCCGGGGTCAGCGCCGCATGGGCTGCGCGTAGCGCTTCGACGTCGGACGCGACCGCCACACTGCCGTAGCGCTCAATCGCGCCCTCGCGGGTGGCGCCGGGCTGCTGCAGGTAGGTCTGGGCCTGAGTGGCGCTGCGGATCTGCGCGGCCGGCCCGGCCGTCATGAAGTTGGTGTTCAGGACCCGCTGGCGCTCGGCTGCAGCCTCGGCAACCGCCAGCTGCCGCGCCGTGGCCGCCTCTTGAACGGCAAGCGTCCGGTCCCACCAGGACACGTAATCGGCCAGATCACGCTGGCGCATTGCATGCAGCTCGATGTCACGCCGCTGTTCGATCGCCTCACGTTCAGCGGCCGCCTTTGCCCACCAGGAAACATAGTCGGCGGCAGCCTTCTGCTGCATCGCGTTCAGCTCGACATCACGGCGCTGCTCGATCGCCGCGCGCTCGGCGGCCGTCTTTTCCCACCACGCGGCGTACTCGGCAGCGGACTTTTGGCGCATCCGATTCAGTTCGGTGTCGCGGCTCTCCTCAATCGAGAGCATCTTGTCCCACCAGCTGACGTAATCAGCCATCGCTTGGCCGCGCAGGCGATTCAACTCGACATCGCGGCGCTGGTGGACGTTCAGCGTCTTGGCTGAGGCCCGCTCAGCAGCGGCGACGGCCTCGTTTTCGACCTTCTGCGCCAGCGCCGCCACTGCGGCGAAGCCGGTGGTCATCGACGCCTGCATCAGCTGCATCTGCTGCTCGAGGCGGGTCAGGCCGGAGACGGCCCCGAGCCCTTGCAAGGCATCGTGCAGGCGGTCGAGGGCCGTGACGATCCGCTCGATGCCCTCGGCACCGCTGGACGTTACAGGTACGTCAATCGGGCCGCCTACGCCCTCGATGCCTTCGCTCATAGAAAAGCCTCCATTGGAGCAACATTATCCAATGGAGGCTTGTTGTAGGCAAGCAATTACTGTGCCTGCTGCTTGCGCCTCTCTGCCATGTAGGCGAGGTAGACGTTGTCGAGGGCCACCACGTGTCGGACAAGCCGCTCCCGTTCGCTCAGGTTGGTGATGTTGAACAGGTCGCAGTAATCTCGGATCTTCGGGATGACGTCCAGCGCCAACGGTCCTGACATACTGGCCTGCCGCCCGCGCGCGATCAGCTGGTACGCGCCGTAGTAGTAGGCCTGGCGGAGGTCGAGAACGGGGCGGTCGCGTAGTGCTACCGGGTCCTCCCCGTCCGCCTTCAGCTGCTCGAGGAAGCCAAGTTCAGGCCCCCACTGGAGTTCCCAGCGGAGGTAGGCACCGAGTTTTTTGCGTCGGCCTCTTCGGTCTGGTAGCGGAAGTTGCGGAATTCAGCCGCCAGCGCGCCGATCGCCCGCTGGAACTCCTTATGTTCGAGCATCATCTGGGCGTTCGGGATGCTGTACTCGATCGGCTTGCCCTGGTAGCCGAAGTCCTCGTAGCCGAGCAGTACGGTGTGCGCCATCACCTCGGCCATGATCAGGTTCGAGCGGCGCTCGGCAGCCTGCTGCTGGGCCGGCGTGTCCTTCTGGCTCAGCTCGTGCTTGTACTGCTCATAGCGGGCCGTGATCATGCGATTGTAGGCGGCGTTGCCGGCGCGCGCGACCAGCACGCGGCCGGTGCCGAACGGGAACCAGCGACCCTCCTGCTCGGCTTTCGGGTCGACCGCGTACTCGGCAAAGATATCAAACATAGTATTTTCCCTGGTGAGTTGTGGAGCGGCCAGTGTACGCAAGCTGTTGAACATTGTCAAAAGGAAAGCTGACGCAAAGCAAAAAGGGCGCAGCCCTTGTTGGCACTGCGCCCACCCACTTCCCCACCACGAGAAGATCTTACGGCGTCACCGCCGCGCCGAAGCGGTCCAGGAACATGGTCGCGCGCAGCGCGGCATTGGCGTTGGCCTTGTCCGCGTAGGCGGTGAACTCGAAGCTGGCCATCAGGTCGGTGTTGCGGCCACCGGCGTTGACGCTGGCCTTGGTCAGCATCACGCGCGGCAGCGAGATCACGTAGCCGTTGCCCAGCGAATCCTTGGTGGTCAGGCAGATCGACGTGTAGACGTCGTTCGCGTACTTGTCGAACAGCGCGCCGTTGGCGAAGTACACCTCCAGGGTGCCGGTCACGGCGAAGGTGCCGATGCCCACGCCCACCAGGCCCAGCACGCCAAGGCCGTCCTGCGCGCGCAGGCCCGAGTCAATGTCGAACTTCATCGACTTGATCGTGGTGCCGGCCAGCGGCGCGCCGTTCTCCCAGATGTTGGCCACGCCGGTGACGCCGTTCTGGATGTCGTAGGTCTGCGACGCGGCGGTGGTGCCCGGCAGCGTGGTCGCGCCGCCCTTGATCATGTCCTTGCCGAGCGTGGTGAAGGTCACGTCGGTGATCGACTTGCTGGCGAACTGGGTCGAGAACTTCGACACGTACAGGCCGCGGTAGGCCATGTACTGGCCGATCTCGCTGATCTGACGCTCGATCGTGAACGACTGCATCGTCACGCCGTTCTTCAGGCGCGAGGTCGACAGCGAGCTGCCGGCCACCGCGGTGGCGGCGGTCAGCGGCGTGTTGACGTCGCAGGTGACGGTGGTCGGGGTCGGCGCCACGGTCAGCGACACGCGCGCCAGCTTGCCGTCGTTCGGGTCGCCCGGCATGTTGACCTTGAACCACTGGCCCGGGGCCAGCGTGGTGAACGCGTTGGCGTTGATCGGTGCGGCGCCGGCGGTGATCACCGACGCCACCGTGCCGAGCGTGCCGGCGGTGACGCTGGCCGAGAAGGTCGAGCCGACGCCGTTGGTACCGTAGGCCGACCAGGCGCTGCGCATCAGGCCGGCGAACAGGCGGTCGTACTCGGCGTACTGCATGTGGCCCTTGATGTCGCCGTCAGCCTGGGCACCGGTGGTGGTCGACGAGGTGTTCTCGGCGTTGGCGTTGAGCTCCTTGTCAGTCTCCTTGGTCAGGTTGAACTGCAGGGTCTCACCGGTGGTGCGCAGGTTGTAGCCGTTGCCGGTGGTCGGCGTCACGCCGAACGTGGCTTCGGGGATGTAGGCAAGCTGTACGCGGTCGGCTGATGGCAGCGGCATAGTAGTGCTCCAAGGTAAAATTTCCGCCAGTCTACCTTGGCTGTTCCGTCACGTGTTGCAAAGTTTGCTGTATAACAGCAATTTTCATGCCAGGCGCGTCAGGTGTAGCGCACGAACCAGAAGTCAAACCAGACCGGTGCATACCATTTGCCGTTGCGCCGGATCGGGCGCACCCGCTGGCCGGCGTGGAAGGTGACGATGCCGCGCGTCTTGCAGTCGAAGTAGGGCAGCACGAAGTCGAGCAGGTGGCCGGCGCCCGCGCTGCCGGCACCTTCCTTGACCACCGCGTACAGGCACAGCTGGCCGACCTGCTTGACCATCGGGCGGGTGCCCAGGTCCATCTGGCCGCCGCCAGGCAGATAGTCGATCTCGACCTGCAGGTAGGGATTGTCCTGCGTCGCCTCGTCAACCACCTGGCGATTGTCCGACTCGACCACCAGCGGATAGTCGGAAAAATCCGCCTGGATCTGGTTGATCACGTTCATGATGTCGAGGCGGGCCTGCTCGCTCATGCCATCTCCTTCGCGCGGGCGCGCAGATACGATTCGATGCGGACGCCGCCCGGGATCAGGTTCTCCGGCCGCAGGTTGACGGCACCGTCCGGCCCGATCATGCGGGTGCCGTCGGTGTGCAGCTCGGTGGCGTTGACGAAGTGCACGCGCGACTTGAGCGTCACGCCCTTGAGCTGGCCAAGGCCGCGGAAGGTGGAGATGTTGACCGCCTCCGGGTCGCCGGCCTTGTGCGCCACCACGCGGTAGTGGCCGCCCTTCTCGTGCACCAGGTCGCTGTACTTGCCCGGCAGCGGGCGGTAGACCGGCATGTTGCCGTCGACCACGATGTTCCAGTTGGCGGCGAAGTCGCCCGAGAACTGCGGCGACACCTTGACCGCCAGGCCGAACAGGTACAACAGCTTCTGGCGGAAGCGCCCGTCGGCGGTCTTGTGGATCTGGTCCTTGCGGGCCTTGATCTTGTCCAGGCTGACCTTCAGCTGGTTGGCGTTGATGCTGATCATACCTGTCGCGCGTGCAGCATCCACGCGTCCTGTTCGCTGACCACGGCCAGGGTGCGCCACTTCGCGCCCTGCAGCGTGAACTCGATGCCGACGGCCGGCATCAGCGCGCTCTTGGCGACGAACACGGCGCGGTCGCCGGCCTGCGCGTTGCCCTCGGCCTGGGTGCGGAACGCGTAGTATTTCTGCAGGTCGGTCTGGACCACCTGGGCCGAGGTGGTGGTGGTGCCGCGGCGGTCGGTGACCAGGTCGAGCACGGCGCTGGTGAACACCGCGCTCTGCAGCGCGTCGGCATCGAACTGGTCGGCCTCGGCGATCACCAGCTCCTCGACCGTCGTATAGGCGTTGCGCACCCGGAACAGGGTGCCGCCCTGGCGCAGGAAGGTCCCCTTCGCCACCGGCTCGGACGGCGGGCAGAAGATGTTCCACATCACGTCCCAGTCGCTGCCGGTGCGCGCGTCCTGGTTGTCGCGGAAGTATTCCTTGTGCGCGTGGAAGTCGGTGCCGGCCTGGCCAAGGCAGGCCTGGGCCGGGGTCAGCGCGGTCATCAGCCCGGTCGACTTCTTCAGGCCGAAGCTGCGCCGGATCGGCACGCCGTCGAAACTGTCCAGGTTGCTGTTGCTGACCAGCCACACCTCGCCGTACAGGTCGACCACGCCGCGCGCCGGTGCCGCCGCCTCGGGCGCGGCCGCCAGCGTGCGCCGGCGCGCCGTCGCGCCGGACGAGGTGTGGTCGTCGTGCGCGCTGGTGTGGCCGTAGAACAGCAGCGCGCCGCTGTAGGCGTCGCGCACCGGGTCGTCGTCGAAGAAGCTGGACGCTTCGGCCAGGTCCATGTCAGGCTCCGGTGACCGGGTCGGTGCCGCGGGTCGCGGCCAGCGCCGCCAGCTGCTCGGCCGGCAGCGGCGGCGTCGCGTCCGGATTGATCCCCGCGTAGGCACCGCGCAGGCGCACCTTCAGGATGTACAGCACCGACGGCACGTCCTTCCTCAGCTGGGCGTACGGGTCGGCCACGCGCTGCAGCGCGTTCTTGCCGTCGGTGACCTGCTGCTTGGCGAACATCGGCAGCGCGCCCAGGCACTGGGTGGCGATGTGGTGGGAGGCGTAGGCCTGCACCAGGTCGACGAAGCGCTGCTGGTCGTCAGTCCTCGAGTCCAGTGCGGCTGCGCTCGCGTAGTCGGCCAGCAGCTGGGTGTGCAGGTCGCGCAGGGCCTCGGTCAGCCGGGTCGAGTACAGCGGCAGCAGCAGCACGTCGTCGCGCAGCTCCTTCTCGGACACGCCGAGGACGGCGCGCACTTCGGCGGTCGAGGTAATGTCAGTGAAGGCCATGGTGGGCTCCTTTCAGGAGACATTATGGCATGGAAATTGCTTAAAGAAAAAGCCCGCGGATCACGCGGGCTTTGTGCTGGCGCAGGCCGGCTTACTTCGGCTCGGCCTTGGGCTTCGGCTCGGCCTTCGGCTCCGGCTCGGCCTTCGGCTCCGGCTCTTCCTTGAAGATGATCTCGCCCTTGGTCGGGTCCTCGATCAGGCGCAGCAGCGGCTGCTGCTTCAGGTAGGTCGAGCGCACCACCTTGGTCGGCACGCCCGGCTCGATGATGACCAGGTCCGAGCCCGGGTTGTCCACGTGGCGCTGGTAGTCGGGCAGGCGGGTTTCGCCAGTGTTCAGGACCCATTCGCCCTGCTTGTCGATCAGTTTGAAGTCGGACATTTGTTCTCCAGGTAGTGGGCGGCCGGCGGACCCAAGTCCGCCGGCCGGTGGCGTTACGAGATCACCAGCACGTCGAAGGCCGACAGGTCGGTATCCCCAAACAGCCTGAGAGCTTCCTCCGACCAAGTCCAGACCATCCTGGACGAGCGGCGCAGCACGAACTCCTCGGTCGCCTTGTAGTCGGCCGCGGTGTTGGTGACCAGCTTGATCGCCTGCGACTGGTCCAGCGCCCACACGGTGTTGGCCGGGACCGGGCCGCCGTTGGCGGCGTCGTCGGTGATCAGCCACTTGACGTCGTTGCCGAAGCCGATCGAGTTCTTCGCGGCCACCAGCTGCGGGTCGATGCGCGCCAGGGTCGGGTCGTAGTTGTTCGAGCCCGGACGGCCGGTGCGGCCCTCGATCTTCAGGTAGGTGTCGATGTCGCACATCGCGTGGGTGATCACGCGGCGGCGGCGGTTACGCGCCAGGAACTTGATCCAGGCCTTGTGGGTCACGACGCCGCCGGTCGCGGCCGAATCGAGCGAGTTGGTGGTCACGGCCGACACGGCACCGCTGTTCTGGTCGGAGTCGCCCAGGAACAGGTTGCTCAGGTAGGTGTTGACGCGCGCATTGTGCTCGATGTCGATGTAGCGCTTCATCGTCAGGCCGAACAGGTCGAGCGTGGTGCCCTTCATCGCCTCCTGGCTCATCTCGATGCCGATACCGTAGGCCGGGATGTTGAAGGCGCGCTCGGACGTGGTGATCGTCAGCATGTTCGGCAGCTCGCCCAGCTGGGTCACGCGGGCGGCCTTGGCGGCATCGGTGCCCTTGTTGGCGCCGCCGGCCTTCTGGTACGACAGCACCGGCTGGCGGTAGTAGTCGTCGGCCACCGGCACGGTGGTCTTGACCAGGTCGCGGAAGCGCACGTCCTCGTCGCTACGGCTGTCGTAGTACAGGTCCTCGACCATCTCGATGACGACCGACGGGAACAGGATGCGCGACTGGTTGCCCAGCGGGTCGCCGCGCTCGCGGCTGTTGCTGGCCGAGCCGGCCTGGAAGCCGGCATTGCCTTCGAGGATGTCGTGGATCGACGCGGAGCGCAGGCCGAACGGGTTCTTGCCGACCAGCGCCAGGCCTTCCGAGGCGGCGATCTGCTGGAACGCGGTACCCTTCTTCGGATCGACGTCGGTGAACTTCGAGTTGATCAGATGCGCCACGCGCATGTTCTTGTCGATCGCTTCCTTGTACAGGGTGTCTTCCAGCTTGACCTGCTGGACATTCCCCTCTGCATTGATGTAAAAGCCCATATTCTTCTCCTGTTGAGGGGATTACTTGACGCGTTCCATGACGCCCGAGGTGCCCACCGCGCCGGTGCCGGCCACGCCCAGCGACATCACGCGCCAGGCGAACGGGGCGGCCTTGGCGGCGGCCTGGTCGGTGGCCTTGCACACCTTCGGGTAGCTGGCCAGCTGGGTGCCCTTGGGGGTGATGGTGCCGGCCACGACGTAGTCGCCGACCGCGATCGCGCCAGTGCCCGGGGTCCCCTGCAGGCCGTCGAACACGACGAACAGCGCGCGGTCCTGCACGCGGCCGCCGACCGTGTAGCCGCCCGACGTGGCGGTCTCGACGCCGTAGATCCAGCCTTCGATGGTGTCGCCAGCAGCGCACAGGTCGTAGCGCGACTCGCCGGCCAGCTTGATCAGCTTGCCTTCGTCCTTGACGGACAGGTTGTTGGCGGCGCCGGTGCCCGCGCCGAGGCGGACCGGCACGACGATCGGGGTTTCCCCGGTCGGCATGAAGTAATGCAGTTTGGACATGCTGGCTCCTTAATTAACGGTTGGCGGACGGCGCGTTCTTGAGGGCGTATTCGAAGCCCGGCGGCAGCGTAGCCTTGGTGGCCTTGTTGCCGTCGTCGTCGTCGTTCGGCGCCGACTGGCGGCCGGCCGGGAACTTGGCCAGGAACTCGGGCTTGACGCGGGCGTGCTCGGCGACGACGCCAGCGGCGTCCATCGCGTCGACGGCCGCCTTGGTGCCGCCCATCGGGATCAGCATGTTGGCGGTGGCTTCCTTGGCGATCGCCAGCAGGCCTTCGTGGTGCTGGGCGACCTTCTGCAGGTCGGCCACCTTGACGTTGGCGGCGGCGACGTCGGCGCGGGCGGCGGTCAGCGCGGTGTTGGCGCTGGCCAGCTCGCCCTGGACGGTGGTCAGCTGACCCTTGACGGTCGCCAGCTCGGCCTTGAGGGTGGACAGCTCGGCGGCGGCAGCGGTGTCGGCCGTGGCTTGGTCGCGCGCGGCGATCTCCTCGGCGGTCATCGGGGTGCCGTCCTCGTGCAGGCCGATCTCGGCCATCGATTTGCCGGCGCGCAGCGCGGTCAGTTGGTCTTGGGTCAGAGTAATTGCCATAGCCTTACCTTTCGAATTGGAAGGAGTATTGCTGGAGTGTTTCTGCTTGTCAAGCAATTTTAGTGCCAGGTCGAAACTTTGCACCTTGTCAACCAAGCCGGCCTTCACCGCCGCCTGGCCAAGGAAGGTCTGGCCCTTGGTCACCTCGGCCAGCTGGTCGGCCGCCAGGTTCGGGCGCCCGGCCGCGACCTGCTTGCGGAACAGCTTGTGGACCTCGGCCAGCTGCTCCTGGGCACGCGCCTTGGCGCCCTCGGTCAGCGGCTCGATGCTGTTCAGCTCAGCCTTGTATTCGCCGGAGCGCAGCACGGTGGCCTTGATGCCCTGCTCTTCCAGGCGCTTGCTGGTCTCGGTGTGCACGCGCAGCACGCCGATCGAGCCGACCACGGCGGTCGGGCCGGCGGAAATCGCGCCGCGGATGGCGCTGGCCATCCAGTAGCCGGCCGAGGCCATCAGCTCGGTGGTGTGCACCGCCGACGGCTTCAGGCTCGAGAGCTGGCCCAGCAGCGCGCTCATGTCGACGATGCCGGCGACGTCGCCGCCCGGCGTGTTGATGTGGTACAGCATGCCCTTGGTGTCGGGGTGGGTCGCGGCGGCGACCGCGGCCTGGCCGATGTCGTCGTAGCCGAGCACGCCGAACAGGCGCATGAAGCCGGCGCTGCCGTTGACGACCGGGCCGTTGACCTCGACCACCGCGGTCGAGCCCTCGTGACGCCACAGCGGCGGCAGCTTGGCCAAGGCGTCCTCCAGCCAGCCGGCGGTCATGCCGGGCTTGGCCAGCAGGTCGTCGACCTTGGCCTGGGCCTTGACGACCAGCTCGTACGATTCGTCCGAGCCGGCCCAGAACAGTGGTACGCTCATTTTTTCGCGGGTCCTTTCGGTTGCTGCGGCGTCTTCTTCAGCGCCGAGGTCGGCGACGCCGGGTTGCCGGGGTTGTTCGGGTCCTGGGTGGCCGGTGGCGCCGGGGTCTTGAACATCGTGCCGGCCAGTGGCGTGTAGCTCGCCGGCGGCAGCTGGTAGGTCAGGCGCAGGCAGGCTTCCTCGTCGCTCATCATGCCGATCGACAACAGGTTGGTGATGCGCTCGTACTTCATCGCCCGGTAAGCCTCGAGCTCGCCAGCGGGCTTCAGTTCGATGTCGTCGAATTCGAACTCGACCGTCACGTCCATGCCCATCAGGCGCACCGCCAGGGTCAAGGCCTTGCTGTACAGTTCCTGCAGCTTCAGCCGGATCATGCCGTCGGCGTTCTTCAGAAACATCAGGGTCTCGGTGGACGCCACGGTCTGGGTCTTGGCGCCCATGCCCAGCACCGACGGCGGGGTCTTGGTGGCGGTGGCGATCTTGCCGTCGTAGATGTCCTTGACGGTCTCGAAAGTGGCCGGGGTGTCGCCGGTGTCGCCCTCGACGTACTTCAGGTGGAAGAAGTCGAAGTGCACCAGCGCCTCGTCGACGCCGAGGTTGGAAATCGTGTCGTTGATCTGGGTCACCAGCCCGTTCAGGTAGGCGGCGGTCTTTTCCTCGTCGCCGTTGTACTCGGCCGGGATCCGCTTGAGCAGCTTCTCCTCGTCGATCTCGACGTCGTAGCGCTTGTAGACGTGGCGCTCGCACAGGCGGCGCAGGGTCGACAGGAAGTTGGTCGAGGCCAGCACCGGCTGGATCGCCGCCTCCATCGGACTTTGCGGGTAGATGTCGTACAGCGACGGATCGAGCGCGACCCAGAAGAAGGTCGCGATGTCCAGGTCGATCTCGTCGCCGCCGACCTTCTGCACCGGCTTGACGCCCTTGCCGTCCTGGTAAAAGATGATCGGGCCGGTCGGCACCGGCACCCACTGCAGCGGCAGGCGCTGCTTGTCGAGCACCAGCTCCAGCGCGGCCGCGCCCTGCTGCTGGATCTCCTTGGCCAAGGCTTCCGAGGTCGAGCGCAGGCTGCCGACCTGCGAGAAGCCGTTGATGTAATCCGGCATCGTGTTCATCGTGCGCAGCAGCTGCAGCGCCAGGCGGGTGGCGTCGACGTTGAAGTTGCCGTCGGGGTCGCGCGCGATCGCGATGTACTTTTCCGGAATGCCGACCCGGTTGTTGGCGGCCACCGAGCCGGCCAGCTCGGGCGAGACGCGCGACAGGTTGCGCACCAGGGTCGGGGTGTCGGCCGCGGTGCGGTAGGTCGCGGTCAGGTCGACGTTGGCGACGTCGAAGGCCGGCTTCTGGATCTTGGCGGTCGAGGCGACCGTGCTGGTGCGAAAGCCCGGGAACGTCGCGCCGCCCGGCTTCGGGGGCTTGGGCGGCGGCTGGCTCGGCAGCGCGGTGGCCGCGCTCATGCGCGAGGCGTCCGCGTTCACCGGGCTGTCGGCCTCGGTGAAGTGCATCCGGCGTGCGAAGGGGTTGGGCAATTTCCACATGCCGGGAATTTTGGCACGGAAATTGCTTGGCGGCTAGTAATTTGTTGGGCAAAAGAAAAAGGCCCGCGGGTAGCGGGCCATCGACCGGGAAACTCCCTGTCCGCGCCTGGCAGCCTGTTCCTGTCCGGCAGGCTCGACTATACCACAGCGGCCGGCAAAGAAAAGGCCCGCGCAGGGCGGGCCAAAGATCCAAACCAGATCGGAGACGCCCTTACTGTAGCGCAAGTTCGGGCGTTGTTCAATATCTATTTCCAGTGGCGCAGGTGCTCGAGTTCCGGCGGCAGCTCGACGCGCACGGTGCCGCGCAGGATTTCGGTCTGCCATTCCTGGCCGTTATGTACCGGCTTGCCGTCCGGCCCCGTCTTGTAGCAGCACAGCTCGCCGGCCTCCTCGTCGGCCCAGACGCACAGCATGATCTTCTGGCCGTCCAGGTAGACCATGGCGTGGGCCGCGGCCGGGTGTTTGTCTGCTTCGATGTGCATAGTTATTCCTTGGGTGGGTTAAGAGGGGCGTGCTTGTCGAGGTATTCGAGCAGGGCGTAGCGCGCCAAGGTGCCCAGCTTGCGGTCGGTGGCCTGGCCCAGCGCCACCAGGCGCGCGTAGACGTCGGCCGGCAGGCGCATCGTCACGGTTTCGAGCATGGTCTCGCTCATGACAGCACGCGGCCGACCCGCTGGCCGAGGTTGTTTTTCAGCGCCTGCAGCGGGTCGACCTTGTCGGTGACCTTCATCGACAGCGCGATCGGGAAGTGGCCGAAGCTCATGTTCTGCGACGCCGCCGGGGACAGCTCGCAGGCCACGCGCAGGTAGCCCAGTGTGTGCATGTAGTGGTCCTGGCCCTGCACCGACTTGTTCCATTTCCACACCAGCTCGTGGTGCTGGTCCATCTCCTGCTTGCGCTTCATGTCCAGGCAGTGGTCGACCAGCAGGTCGTCCTCGGCGTCGTTCGAGGCCTGCCACAGGATCTGGCGGGCCTTGAACATCTGCATCACCTCGTCGAAGTTGATGTTGCGGTGGATCTTGGCCTGGTTGATCGGCAGCTTGCCCTTCTCCGGCACCTTCTCGACCATGACCAGCTCGTAGGTGGCCAGCTTCTTGTTCTCGTGGTAGACGGCTCCGTAGCAGTTCTTGTCCTCCTTCTGCATCTGCTGCACCAGGTAGGTCTCGGGCTGGCTGTCGATCACCGTCATCAGGACGCGGAACTCCTTCTTCAGCTCGCGCTTGCGCTCGCGCAGCCTGCCCAGCAGCACGCGCTCCTTGTGCACCACCAAGAGCCGCCCAAGCTCGTCCTTGCGGCCCACCAGCAGCGTGCACAGCTGGCCGACGTCGATGCCCATGTGGTGCAGGCTGTTGCTGCGCAGATCGGCGCCGACGTACTTGCAGTTGAGGATATCGCTGCGGGTCAACTGGCTCTCGCTCTCGTTGGCGGTCTCGCCCAGCGCCTGGTTGACGAACTCGGCCCAGGTCTTGTACTTGGTGATCTCCTGCACCAGCGACGGGATCGACACGACGTTGGGCACGTCGAACGGCGTCACGTAGTAGCCGACCGCCTCGTAGTTGTCATTCGGGTTCTCGCAGATCCAGCGGCGGTGCTCGACCTGCAGGCTCGGTTCGCCGTCGCAGCCCGGGCAGTGCAGGCGCGCCTCGCGCCAGTGCAGCGTGTGCAGGTTGTACTTGGTGATGTCCTGGAAGCGCCCACTGTAGCCGGGAATCTTGACGTCGGTGTGGAAGTTCGGCACGAAGGTGTGGCCGCACAGGTGGCAGGTGCAGGCGCGGCGGTAGCGCTGGGCGGTCTTCATGTCGAGCGCGATGCCGGTGTCGTCGAGGGTCGGCGTGCCGAACTTGCGGGTCAGCTTGTACTTGCTGTGCTTGATGCGCGACTGGTACTGGCCCAAGGCGTCCGGATCGGAGCGGTCGACCTCGTCGTGGATCAGCATGTCGGCCGGCACCGAGATCGCGGAAGTCGTGCCCGAGCAGCCGCGGGTGTAGAGCAGGCCGGTGCCGATGCCCTTGATCTCGGTGTTGTCGAGGTCGCGATCGACCGCTTCGCGCAAGTCCGGCGACTCGTCGATGATCGGGCTTAATCGGGTCTTCGAGAAGTTGGCCGAGTCGTTCGAGAACGGCATCGTCAGGATCACGCTGAAGTACGGCATGATCCGCGTGATGGCCAAGGCGTAGCGCGCCATCGCCTCGGACATGCCGATCTGCGCGCACTTTTGCACGTACACCACCTTGCTGGTGTCGGACAGGATGTCCTGCTGGAACTCGTGGTCCTTGAAGCTGAAGCGGTCGCCCTTCAGGAAGGTCTTCTCCTCGAGGTAGCGCACGACGTCGCCCAGGTCGTAGCTGTTGAACAGCGCCGTCTCGAGGCGTTGGAGGTGGGCGCGGATTTCCGGATCGTCGACGAGGTTCATTTGAGCAGCAGCAGGGCGAGCGGCGCACCGCCGAAGGTCAGCGCCAGGAAGGCCAGCATAAGGGCCACGGCAAGACGTCGTGCGGTCATTGCGGGGTTCCTTCACGCAGCGGAATGAACGCGCCCAGGCCGGCGTTGCGGCGCAGGCAGTCGACGTTCTGCCGCCCGTAGGCGATCAGCACCGACGGTGCGCCACTGTTGGCGGCGGCGCGGGTGCCGTCGACGTGGTGGAAGTGCAGGCGCCCGCGCAAGAACAGCAGCGCGTCGGCCTTGCCCCAGACGTGGTCGAAGAACATCTTGGTTTCGGTGCGCGCGAAGATCAGCGCCATGCCGTTGCCATGCGCGGCCAGCTTCTCGAGCCAGGCGGCGGCTTCGGCGCCGTACGGCGGGTTCATCCAGACGCGGCCGGACCAAGTCTGCGCCAGACCATTGTCGTCGACTGTGAAGCGGCGCGGCGCGGTTGCCCACGGCGGGCAAGTTGGGGCGCAGGGGTCCAGGTCGAATGGGCCAAGCTGGACCAGCAGTTCTGGCGGCGTCAGCCATTCGTCCTTGAGCATGCGCGCCGACTGGTGCCCGCCCATGCCGAAGCTTGCAGTGGTCATTTCGGCGTCCCGTCCGGGTTCAGGTAGTCGCTGTAGATGTCGAGGAACTTGCGCTTGGCCTCGACCGGGAAGTCGTCCAGGGTCTTCATGAACGCCGCCTCGTAGCGCTTTAAGCGCTCGGCGTCGAACGCCACCTTCATCTGCTTGAAAATCTTGTCGAGCATGGTGCCGACCGTGTTGAACACCTGCGCGCGCTGGTTGGCCGGCACGTCGCGGTCGGTGTTGACGCTCTCGAGCAAGGCCTTGCCCTGCTTGTACTGGAACGTCAGCTCTTCGGCCATGTTCAGGCTGCGCGGGTCGATGTCGAGCTTCTGGTCGATCGCGTTGCGCAGACGCATCAGGGTGTCGTTGTCCAGGCCTTGGAGCAGCTCGAGCGGGTCGGCGGCCGACTTGGCCTGCTGGTTGGCGACGCTGTAGTCCTTCAGGGTCACAGGCGGCTCCGGTAGCGTTGGATGGTGCGCTCGCTGCAATGGGCCTGGCGGGCGGCCTCGGCGACGGTCAGGCTGCCGTCGAGGGTCTTGCGGGCCAGGTCCGTGCGCAGCGTCTGGCGTTCTCCGAGCAGGGCTTTCTTGCTCTCGCGGCTGGGCTTGGCGTCGCGTACCACGCCCATCTTGCGCAAGGTGCGGCAGACGTGGGTCTCGGACGCGCCCAGGATGGCGGCGACGGCGCGGTTGGTCAGCTCGCGGCGGACGATCTGCGCGACATAGGGCTGGAGGCGGTCTTTAAGTGCTGACATGCAATAAGTATGCCAGTTTTGCGAAAAATTGCCAATTTTCAGAAAATTTTTCGAAAAATTTTGCAAAATCGGGGGATTTGTGCGGTTTTGTTGCTATTTTACAACAAAAAGTTGAAAAATGGGTTCGATATTTTTCGGGCACCTGGTAGGCCAGGCGCCGGCCTCGGGTGCGTGAGACCCTATACGTCAACCGAACCCGCTAGCAAAACCCATGCCAGCGCCGCCAATTGTGTCACAATCTGTTAAATAAACTACTGTACAAACATACAGTAAAACGCCGCCACGCCCCGCACGAGCGCGGTCTGGTATGCCGACACCTGCGCCAGCGCGCGCCCCGTACAGGCCCGTTTAGGGGCCTTGCTGGGCGTGGCATGGTTTGTGCTTTAACGCCGATTGGTCAGACCAGTCGGCCAAAACTGGTCTGACCGGATGCACCTGGCATGCTTATTGCTTGCGTCTTCAGGGGTGGCGTGATAGCCAAAAACTATCAGCCCGATCAAAAAATACAATCGACAGCTTTGCGAAATAAGCTGTTCTTTGTAAGTTATTCGTGGCATACTTGAGTCCGTAGTGCAGCAACACAGCAGTTTCCCGTAACCCACTTTGGAGCCCTTGCCATGCTGACTTTTTATGTTTTCGAGATTGGCGCGCTGGACCATGCGCCGCGCTCATTCCCCGTCACCTGCCCGAATCTGGACACGGCGCGCGCCATGTATGACAGCCTGACCGCGCAGGGTTGGATCATGGCCAGCGCGCGCCCGTAAAGTATTGTCACATGGCAACCGCGCCATGTGACAGTGCTTTGCACTGAACCGCAGTATCCCATAACCGTAGTGCGGCGCACTGTGCGCCATCTATCTCAGGAGTCTTACCATGGCAACCGAAATCAAACTGGTGTCGTCCTTCGCTCGTTTCGTGCTGGGCGACATCAAGGGCGGCGAGCATGCCCACGCTTACCGCAAGGAAACGATCACCAGCGCCATCGAACAAGCGTTCAAGGGCAATTACTCGCCCCTGACCGAAGCGCTGACCCTGACCGAAGGCAAAGCCAAGAAGGCACGCGCCTACGCCGCTGGCTTTGCCGCGCTCGGCCCCATCGGTTCGACCAATGGCGACGGGCTCGGCGTGCTGAAAGTGGCCTATAAGGGCGCGCTGAACGCCCACGACAACAAGGTGGCGCGCGAGCAGATCGCTACCTTGACCGCACGGTATGCCGGTCTGTTCTTCGTTGCGTTCGATGCCGTGATGGCGGAGAAGGCGGAGAAAAAGGACAAGAAAGCCGGTGCGAGCGCAGGCACCAGCACGGACGCCAGCACGGACGCCAGCACGGACGCCAGCACGCTGGGCACGGCCGAAACCCACAATGCGGCCGTCGCCATCGACCAAGCGGTAACCAGCGTCGAAGGCATGTTGCGCTCTGGCGCGCTGACTGGCGAGCAGGCCGACCGCATCGCCGAGGCACTGGTGTCCAGCATGGACGGCGACGCGCTGGCAGCGCTGGCGGCGCAAGTGCAGGCAGCGCTCGAACTGCGCGCGCTGTTGACCGCCGCGCCGGTCGGTGTCGTCGTGGCCGAAGCCGCGACCGCATAAGCCAGTCCGCAGCGCTGGCAACAGCGCTGCTAATGCCTGCCTCGCGTGCGGGGCAGGCATTAGCAGGACTCAACCATCCCACATCGGATAAGTACCGAGATCATGGAACACTCGGTTGATGGTGGATAGCGCCCAGCGCTATCGGCGAGACGCCCCTCTCTGGCCACCGGAGAGCATGCGCCGCGCCCGCTCTTTATGATCCGACTGGCATCGCCGGTTCGGCCACAATTGACACCCACATCAGACAGGCTCTAGCAGAGCAGCGCTTGCGCACGCTTGCCGACCGGACACCGGGCGCGCAAGTGGGCGATTTCAGTAGCGTGGCCCGGCTAACCTGCCGTGGGTGAATAAGGGGCACGTTGGCCGGTAACACGGCCAAGGTGCAATGCACGACTCAGGGGAGAGGATGGACTCTTGCCGCCAACGGTTGAATACAGGTGAGGCCTGACAAGCCGAGACCAGCTGCCGTTGATGCCCCGTTCTACCGCAAACGAAGCTAACAGGTCAGGCTGAGCCAGATCAGCGGGCCAAGCCGGGTGAGTTGATCCTGCATGTAACACGTTGAGGCACGTACAAGCCTAGTAGCACACCAGAATCCTCATCGCTTCAAATGAGGTGAAAAATCAATGCGACTGCGAGACCGGATGGCGCGCGGTCGCATGAGTTTTTCAATCCCGATGCCACGCGCCAGGCGCGGGCATCGTCACGCCTGGAGCACTCATCATGAGCAAACAATGGGGCGCGCGCAAGATGCGCATGGCCGAGTACGACAACGACGACGACTACTACATGGCCAAGTCGCCTGAGGGCGAGTACCTGTGCTGGTGCGTCGAGGCGCCCAGCGGCCGGCTGGCCGACAAGGGCCTGACCCGGCAACAGGCGCTCGACCTAGTCGCCGACATCGAAGCCGACATCGCCGCCGAGGAGGAGCCCACATGACCCATTTTTCCGAATCCGAATGGCGCCGCGCGTGCGCCGTGGTGCGGCACCAGCAGCGCCGCGACTTCCTGCTGGCGCTGGCCTACCTGGCCGCGGTGGCCGCGGGCGTGGCCGACGTCTGGCTGCGCGCCGAGCACTCGTGGCTGGGCCAGCTGATGGCGGCACTGGCATGAGGGCGGCGCTGGCCGCCCTGCTGGGCCTGCTGATGGCGTCCGGCCTGCTGGCCTGGCTGAGCCAGTTGGGGTAGATTTTGGCTTTGATTTTGCTGTCGATTGGCTGGGGCGCGGGAAAGGGTGTCAATTCGAACACGCACCTGCGCGCCGTAATTTTACTAGGGAGAAACTGAACAATGTACAAAGCACGCAAAATGCTCGCCAAAGAGCACAGCACGACCACGATCAACCCGCTGCGCGCCTATTGCGTCGAGCACGAGAGCGGCCGCATCGAGGCCGCCAACCTGACCTGGACGGAAGCCTGCGCCAAGGTGCGCGAGCTGGGCGAGCGCGAACTGGCCAGACAGCTGGCCACGCTGGCATAAGACCAAAACATTACCGACAACCTGCTATAAGGGCCGCCGCGCGCGGCCCTTTTCACATCCGGAGACCGCCATGACCACCAACATCGTCACCTTCAACACCGGCCGCATGTACAGCGACAAGGGCCAGCGCATCGCCTGCGCGCTGCTGGCCGATGGGCGCGTGATGTTCGCCGACGTCGACCGCAACATCGGCGGCACCACGCAGGGCGCAATCTCGCCGGGCCAGCGCGACCTGCAAACGGCCGACAGCCTGGAGCGCTTCGTGATGACCGCCTACGACTTCGGCGCGATCAGCTACGGCACCTGGCAGCCGGCCGGCCAGCCCCACCACGACCAGGCCGCGCTCGAGCGCCTGATGGGCGAGCTGGAGACCGCCGCGCGCGCCCTGTGACCACAAAGCAACAGCACAACCACCCGATTTCCCTCACCATGCGAAAACTCATCCAAAAAGTACAGGGAGGCATCATGCGTCACCTGCTCGGGCGCCAAGCGCGCGCCCTGCCCACCGGCGAAAACCGCTTGACGCCGCTGCACGAGTTCACCGTGACCGAAGTGGTTACCACGTTCGCGCTGTGCCGCCAGCATGGCCAGTACCAGATCGTGGTCAACCCGGAGCTCGAAGTGGGCTATTTCCGCCACGCCAAGGGCCTGTACGAGGGCCGCTTCTGGCTGGCCGGGCGCACGTTCCTGGCCGCCGAGCACCTGCTGCCGCGCGACGTCCAGACTTGCCTGATGGGCCTTGGCTACGAGGTGGCATGATGAGCGACAACATCCCGATGTTTCTGCTGGTCGACGCGCTCAAGCGCGTCTA